GCTCTTTAGACCAATTTCTGTAACCATTATTGCTTCTATAAATTTTATGATAGTCAGACGCACTTATAGTGTCATCCGCATATTCTAAAACCCGTTCATATAATTTTAAAAGTGTATCTACTCTAGCCAAACAAACGCCAGTATTTACTGAAACATTTTTATATAATTTTACACAAAAGTTAGCTCGTTCGGGCATAGTAAAATCAACCCAATCGTGAAATCTGCTAGTTCCGTATAATATATCACATTCATATTTATCTAATAATGATATAGCATCATCTGGATTTTTAACTATAACACAGTCGGTTGAATCTGAAACCAGTGCATATTCATATTGGCAATTTAAAAGATATTCGTAAAAATATTTTATTTTAGATACATACGCTGTGTTATGATAATCGGTATCCATTATCAAGGATATATGATTTATACCTAATAAATCGCAATAATTTTCTAACCAAGTTTTATCATTAAAAGTTTTATCTTTTGGTGATAATTCTCCTTTATTTTTTGCACTAACAACAATACATTTTGTGTTATTGTAACTTTTATTAGATAAGGATTTATAGTGCTCTACACACTTTGAACCCCTACCATGCCATACAAAATACTTCATAGTTTCTTAATATAATTTTCAAGTTCATGAGTTGGATTCCAACCCAAAATTTTATTAGCAGTATCATCTGTGTTTAAGGTGTGTCTTGCTTCCCCTAACTTACCATCTTTGTAAATTGGTTCAATTCCAAACATTCTTGCAACTTCATTTACTGAATGATTTCTACCCCTACCCAATTCAAACTCATAACCATACGCTTGTGTTTCCATAATCAAAACCAAAGCATCTACAATATCATCAACATGGGTAAAATCCCTTCGTTGTTCACCATCACCATAGATTTCGCATTGAATTCCATTTTGGATATTGTTAATCCAACGACCAATCAGCGTGGTGTATCCACCATCAAGAAGTTGATTAGGACCATACACATTGTAGAATCGGGTGATAGATGATTTCAATCCAAAATGAGTTTGGTATAACTTAATAATATCCTCTCCTAAATCTTTTGAAAATGTGTATGGGTTTTTAAATCTTCCATTGTGTTTGGATGAAGAACCTGCGTAAATTAATGGAATGTCATTCTTAATACAATATTTGATTACCTCATATGTTCCATTGAAGTTGGTATCAATGTAATCTTCAGGTCTTTCAAATGAAGGTCCAATTCTTGCAATAGCTGCCATGTGATATACGACATCCACGGTCATAAATCTATCATCATACGTTAATATGTTTTGTATATCATTCGTATAATAAGTACACCCTTCTATATGGTTTTCTCGTTTACCGGTTGAATAGTTATCTAAAGAGTAAACAATATGACCTTCTTCTAATAATCGTTTGATGAGGTTTGTTCCTACAAACCCTGCACCACCTGTAACTAATACTTTCATTATCCTAATCCTTTCCAAGTTGCCCCATTACCAGTATAGTAATGATTTACCTCAATCTTGGGTGTATATAAATATGATTTACCTTCTTTTAAAATATCAATTGCCCAATATCTATCTTCTTTTCCCGGTAATGTTTCATCGAATGGTAATTCTACTAAATCTACTTTATTATAAAAACAAAATGCATTATGTAAAAATGGTCGTTGCTCACTATCAGAATACATATTCACAATATTTTTATTTTTAAAATGAGACCAAATATATCGTTTTGTAATTTTCTTACCTCTATATATTGGTGTTTGATTACCGAAAACTGCGGAGTATTCGTTTAGTTTAGATACTACATAATCCATATCCATTTTAACTATTTGTGAATGTGCTGAAAGTACCAATATAATATTGTTTTTCGATAGATTAACTCCGTAGTTTATTGCTTTTCCAGGTGTATAATCATCAATCTTATGTATTTTAATATTACCAATATTGTTGAATAACCTTACAACTTCCAATGAATCATCTGTCGAATTATCATCAATTATTAATATTTCTGAATTTGGTATATAATCTAATACAGATTGAATAGCAAATCCAATGTATTCTTTTTCATTATGATTCCGTATGATTACACTTACATTATCCATCAAACCTCCCTGTATAATTATTTCTTGAATCCATCTCAGATTGTTGAAAATTACTACCATGTGAAATCATCATATCATCAATCATTTTTATATAATCAGTTAAATTTTTCATTTCATATGGTAATACTGCGAACTTATTATCACGGCCTGGTAACTCATTATCAGTTGTAAAATGTTTTTCAATTACAACCGCACCCTTACCAATTGCTACTTTAGCGGATTCAACTCCTTGAATGTGGTCTGAATATCCAATGGGGAATCCCAATTTTTGCAACATTCCCATTCGAGGAAGATTTGCCATAGATGGGTTGCATGGATATGTTGATACACAATGTAACAAGTAAAAATCACAATATCTGATATACTTTACACTATCTTCAATTTCAGATAAGGTAGATGTTCCCGTTGACATAAATACAGTTTTAAAATTCTCATCACAATACTTAATTAATTTGTGATTACGAGATTCGAAGCTTGGAATCTTTACATCTTCAATACCCAACTCAACAAGAAGTTCTGCATCTTTTATACTGAATACACTTGACATAAATTTGATACCAACTTCATTACAATAGTTGATTAATTCAATATGTCTTTCTCTTGTAAGTTCTGCTTTCTCATAAATCTCTCTACGACCATCAGTATCCCAAGCACCTGGTTTGAGTCTACTAACCGACCAACTTTGAAACTTTGCGTAAGTTGCCCCACTTTCTTTTGCTGCTAAAATCATCTCTTTGGCAAGTTCCATATCACCACAATGATTCCATCCTATTTCTGCAATTACCTTAACCATAATTCGTTGTTTTTACTTGTGTTTGTTTTATATTTGAAACCCATTGATTTTAATTTAGATACTACATCATCATTATTATTAAAATTATCATCAACAACAATTTCAATAAGTATCAACTTTGCATTCTTAAAGAAATCAGTGCAGCTTAATACTTGTGGTTCAGACCCCTCTACATCAATCTTTACAATATCGGGTCTAATCTTTTCACCATTTGCATTTTTTAAATCTACCTCAACGCCATTTGTAGTATGGTGGATACTGAACAACCCATTATTATTCTTTCTACTTTCAGGTACACCAATTCTTAGTTTAGTATTGGTATCGAATAATCTATAGGTATGTATATTGATTAGATTACTACTTAACTTTGTAAGGTATTGTAAGTTATATGGATGGGGTTCGTATGAATGTATTTCACTATCCGAAAATATCTCTGAAAATGCCTCTGTGTAGTATCCTATATTTGCACCTATATCTGCGATTAGTGGGGTTGATTTACCCCATACTTCTTTTATCTGCTTTATCTCCATAACCGCCTTAGCTTTTAAGGCACTATACTTTTTTACAGTTTCCATACTTATTCTTTTAAACTTTTTAAATCTGATTCATAATGTATATCGGTAGCACCATCTTTGATACAACCCAATCTTTTACTTATTTGACCTGATTTAAGATATTTATATTTAAATATACGAACTGAACCACTTCTCTTATATGATGGGTTTACAGTAACCAAATCATCATAGTTGTTATCAATCATATAATTGATGCATTCATCTAATGTATGTGTTCTATTTGGATTATCAGGTTGTAATCCAACCACAAGCTCATACTCATCACTAATTTGACTGATTACATATTCGTAAACATCTACGACTTCAACATCACCACATAAATCTATAGGTCTTTTGTGGAATACCACATCATTCTGATTACAAATCTCTTCAACAATATCACTTTCGGATGATACGATGACATCTACATTATATTTACTCGCATTTGCATAATCAACCGAATGTAAAAACATAGGTATACCACCAATCTCTCTAATATTTTTGTTCTTCAACCGTTTCGAATCCAGCTTTGCTGGTATTATTACTAATACTCTCATAATTTATTTACTGCCCATTTATATGCTTTGGTTTGCCCTTGTATAGTCATACCACCAATATGTGGTGTAAATATACAATTTAATTTTGAATTTTCCAAATTAAAGAATGGTGAATTTTCAATATTTCCAAATTCATCTTCAATCACATCAGTTCCATACCCCCACAGTTTACATTCCTTTAATGCACGAATCACATCACTCTCATTAACAATCTCACCACGAGATGTATTCACCAAAAACTTTACATTACGAGAAAGCAGTTGATAATCAATCATATACTTTGTTTCATCTGAAACATGAACGTGTAGTGATACTGCATCACATATATCAAACAACTCTTCCAATGAATCGATGTTGGATTCATCTGAGTATGGGTCGTATATGTAAACATCAGCATCAAACGCTCTACAGAACTTAGCCATCATTTTACCCAATCTACCATACCCAATAATACCTACTTTAAAGTCTTTCATTTGCTGACCTACGAATGGCAGGTAGTCCCAACTTTTATCTCGTTTGGTCACATTGTTTGACATTGTGATATTTCTCATCAAATTAATAAGTAACCCAAACGCAAGTTCAGAAGTCGATGGTAATTCGTTAATAAGTTCATAATCATTAGTAAGAGAATATATTTCTATACCAGATGATTTGCAATATTCAACATCTATATGATTCATACCAGTTGAGCAAGTATTAATAAGTGTTACATTAGTACCATCTAACAATTCTTTATCAATCTTATAGGTTTGTTGATTTGGATTGCAAAATATAGTATCAATATTCTCTTTTACAAGAAGTTCTTTGACTTCATTTATATCACCCTCTTCCAACATAAAAACTTCACCTTTTGTTTGAAGTAGTTCATACACACCATTAAGGTGTTTTATTGGTGTTATTACTGCTATACATTTACCCATTGTTGCTTACTTATGTATTTATTTCTAAAATCTGCTAAAGGTGTTGGGTGTAGAATTTCCAATGGAATGTCAACATCTACTAAATCTTTTTTTACAAAAACCAAATTTCTTTCAGTTTTATAAACAAGAGAGTATCCTTTTTCTTCACCCAACTTTTTCATAGCTGTAATAGAAGCACCATAATATAAACATTTAGAGTTTCTCCAAGACCAATGATTCTCATCGTAATGCATAACCTTACTTTCGGTATACGGAAGAGTTGGATTAAATTCAATTAATACAATATTTGGATTATATTCTAAATTTTTCCAAATCCAATAATCTTGACCATCTACATCAATTACTACTACATCTAAATTAGAAGGTACATTGTATTTTTTAAAAATATCATTTACATTACTTGCAGTAATAGTTTCTATTTTAATTTGGTGTCTATACTTTTCATCGCTTAGCGTTATTTTTCCAGCATTTACTTCAAAATACAAACATTCTGTATTATATTTATCATAAAAGTGTCTGATATTTGCAGTTCCACCACCTTTTCGTACTTGACCTGACCCAAATTCTACACAATACTTTGGAATAATCTCTAATTGATTAAAAATCGAATCAATAACTCCAGTTTCACCAAACTGACTTCCGTATTTTTCTTTTGATGCTAATTTAAGTTTTTCCAAATCCATATTATACTATTATCTTTACTTTACCAATTTTAATTAAATAATCAACATATCTTTTTTCAGATTCCCAATCGTGCTTTCCTGGTTTATCTGCCGCACTAGGGTTACTACTTACCCAATAGTGAATTGATTTACCAAAATCAAACCCAACGAGATGTATTTCATCATACTTTTCTAAAAAAAAGTTTATGGCCAAAATACCAGTAGAATTTTTGTAACCGCTGTAAATGGGGTCACATATACTAAAATCAAAAATATTGTATTTCTCCTTTAGTTCTTTAAGACGTGTGAGATTCTTTGGTGAATTTGCCAAAACCCAAATTTCTTGTAAATCAATATATTGGTTCTGATATTTTTTAATACGTCTATTAACCAAATCCCTACCATCAGTAGCTAGTGCTTGATTGACAATCCAATGGGTACATTTAGTTCCCACTAAATCTACAAACCTATCTTCGGTAGTAAATCTATTAAATCGATAAACGTGTTCGTATGAGTCTATGAGTTTCCCATATGATTTAGAAAATTTACCATTACCCACGAATACACAAGTTTTCATTTATTTCCTTGATATCAAAATATAGTAACGTAATCCTTTATAACTCTCTCCGAGGTCTTCTAGCCCACTATTATCAAGAATCTCAAGAATATTATAATCTTTAGATATAAACTCTTTGTACTCTTCTAATGTAGCACCAAATGGGTCTGTTACACCTGACTTGGTATCACACACCTCACTGTATTCTAAAACACATATTCCATTTTCCGATAAACACGACATCCAAGTTTTCAAACATTCAGTAGGTTTATAAGAATGGTCAAATGAATTTGAATAAATTAAATCAATTCCGTTTACCCACTCTGGTTTTACTTCGTGAAAGTCCCATTGAATAGTGTTTGGATATTGAGTTGCTGTATGGCTGATTTCAGTTCCAATTACATTTGGAGATACACCCAATTTAGAGTAAGTATCCAAAAAGTATTGTTGCTCTAAACCTCTACGAGTTCCGTGGCAAATAATAGTAGACGGTTTTAAATTATACTCCTCATACAAATGACCCACCAACCCACTCAAGGATATTGGGTCTACATATGAATTGTTGATTTTTCTAACATTACCCTCAACTTGAGCAGCAACGTATTCTTCATAACTATTATAATTGTATAACTTCATCGTTTACCTTTGTGTTTTCCGGTTTGTAAAAAGTATTTGTTTTTTCTGCTATCACCTTCTAAAAATTCATATTCAAATTTATTTTTCCAAGCCACATAATCAAAACTCAATTGGTCTCTACGAGACCCATATTTGATTTCAGCCCACCAATCTTCCATTACCTTAATAACTTCAGAATCGTGGTGATGTCTAAATATGATTGGGTTTGTAGCAAGGCCGTTATTATGCGGATAACCCTCATCAAGGTATCGTTTTACCTGATTATACATCAGTACAGGATTATCTTTATAATTACCTCCATTTTGCTTCCCAAGTCTCATTATGGCATCGTACTCTTTATAAATACAATCCCTTGAGTCTAATAAAGTTTGATTATGGTCGAATACTTGATATTTGTAATTCTTTACCAAATCTCTAATATCATCTATTATTAAAATGTTCCCATCAATCCAAACCGAATAGTCATAATCTTTCAAGTATCTATGCGGTAATACCTTATATTTTTTTGCGTTTCGATTGGGGTCATTATAAATCGGTGTTGATTTTACAACCTTCCAAGTCTTAGACTCAATGTCTCTATCAGTAAAGCAGATGAAATCAACCCCCTCCATTTGAAATTGGTTTTCGTGAAGGTCATCATACCCTCCGAAAATTGATGTGTAAACGGCTATTTTCATATGTAATACTGACTACGAATTATGTTAGACCCAAGGTTTGGTCTTGGTATGGTAAATGTTGGTGCGTAATTTGCAATGGTATCATTTACACCTGTTTGATTACCCACATTGAACTTTGCCTTTGTCTTAATATACAACTGAATTCGTGTGTCAACGTGTCTTAAATCCAATCCCTTTTTAAACTCCAACCCAACATCTACCGATTTAGTCCAATAGAACATAGGTAAGTCGTACTCATCAATCTTTTGTTGGATTTTTTCAATACCATCACCATCAAACCTATTTGAAATCAAAAGAGTTCCAAATTCACCATCCGTGTGTTCTTTGATGATTTGGTCGCCAAGATTTTTTTCATCATCACTAAAGTATAATTCGGGTTCAATATCCTCAAACGATTCAAATTGCCAGAACCTCAACAACTCTTCCATTAATGGTACTTCCCCACCATCCGTGATACGATAATGGTCATTAAAGACCTCACCCTCAAACGAATCAACGAACCCATCTACATATGGATTGTTATCAAAGATAGTGTGAACTACTTCAAATGGGTCATCCCACGAAGACCAGTTTTGTTCAAGGTGTCCAAACATCTCACGAAGTAATTTTGGTGATGGAATCCACACTTTACATTGAGGATACTTTTCTTTAAGTTTTCGTGGAAATGCAGAGATGATTCCCCAATCACCCACACCAAAGCAAGTTCGCAGAATCACAAAGTTTTGTGCGTCTAAATACTCATCGGGTATATAAGATGGGTCGGACAAAGGAAACCCTAATTGGGTCACTTCACCTACCGAATATACTTTATTATTATATGTTCTCCAAAATTGCATTATAACGTATCATAATACTCGTTTTGCCTTTCTTGTCTATCAATATCTTTGATATGCCAAAGTGCATATTCTGCTTGAGTAGGTAGTGTTGTAAATTCCTTATGCCCAACAATTCTTTCATGCACATGATTCGTCCATTTAATGTTGGGATGGTTTCTGTAAATCCTAGATTGAAAATCCGGCCAGTTTACCCAACCCTTATCATTTTGTTGCCAACCCCACATTTTTAGATGTGTATCAGTTAACCCTTTGACAATATTCACTCTGGGAACAAAAAACAAGTCTACATTGTCATTGTGTTCCAGTATATCGGGAAGTACTTCAATAAGATGTTCATCAGGATATTCATCTGCATCTATTTGAAATATCCAATCACCCCCACACATTTTGTTTAATGCGTTTTTATGAGTTGCAAAATCATTATCAAACTTTCTTTCAAACCAAAGGTATTCGCCCATTTGAGAATGACTGCGTAAATACTCTTCTACGTATTCATGCCCATTGTTACTATCATACAATATTACAATCTCATCTTGATTACGTTTGTGGTGTAGTAGGTGAGTAACAAGGTGTTGAATTTCACTTAACTCATTACATACTGGTATTGCGTAACTTATCTTCATCAGTTTCGTTTGATTCGGTTTCTATTTCAGGCGGTTCTGAGCAAGGATACATGGTTTCCAACTTTTTCCCAAACTTATAATTAACGACATATGCATTTTGAAATCCTTCCCAACGTAAAGTTCTATATGAGTTTCTTATAAACGCCTTTGGACTTTGTTTGATTTCTGTAATATAAGTTTTTTTACTGGAACTTTCATCAATATCTGCCTGAATTATTTTCACTCTTTGAACATTATCAACACACACCAACCCAAATTTTTCAATGAATTTTAAAAATTCAAATTTAGGTATTTCGTTTAATTTAAGAGCGTGAACTTGTTTTTGGTTTTTAGGCCACTTTGGATGTAAAACTAAAAAGAAACAACGTTGTGTATCTCCTAGTTTGTTTTTATAAAACGTATCAATAATCATCCCACTTTCAAATTTAGATGGACTGATACGTACGCGACTTTGCGTGTTACTCACATGTTCATTTATCCGATTCGCCATCTAATTCAATATCTCCAAGTGAATAACCATTTATGTTTTTTACTGCATCCAAGAATCTATCATATCTAATCGCAGAATCCATATCAATTTTTTGATTGAAAGTTTCTTCATCTACACCCATTTCTTTTGCTTGTTCAGATGTGATTGGTACAATTGGAGCAAAACACCACTTCCAATTATCGACAGTTCCTTCTGGGAACACCACACCGTTTTCAGATTGAATAGTACACGGATACCAATACGATTCACCATCGTCAAACTTTAAGTTTTTAACGATTTCTGGCATGGATTCTTCCATTTCTTCATAGTTAAAATCAGGATACTTTTTGTAGTTCATTGGGTATTCATTAGTGAAATACCCACTACTTATATCAAACTTGGATTCACCATGTTTATCATCATGTTCTACTAGTACTTGTTCTTTTCCTGTAATTGGACTTTCAGTCCAAACATCATCATTAATCATTTTCATTTGTTACTTTTTTGAGTTTTGGCAATTTCAAAGTGGGTGGAGTTGAAGTTTCTCCGATTTTTTTGAGCTTTGGAAGTTTCAGTTGAACTTGTTTTACAATGTGTTTATCTAAAATTTCCACAAACTTTTCAGTCATCTTATCGTGGTTAAACTCTTCACGAGCAACACGGGCTTGTTTTCTAGCATCTGGAATGTAATCTTTGTAGTTTTCATATACATTTTTTAGTAACTTCGATGCGTATCCATAATTAACATAGAACCAAGATGATTCCGGTAATATCATGTCTTTAACAACAGCTGATTGGTGGACTTGTTTTAGTTCACCCGGTAATTTTAGTGAGTACTTTAAGAAATCCAAATGACCAGACCAATTACTAGCCAAGATTGGTTTTTGAGTTATACCGAATTCTAACATTGGTCTACCAAACCCCTCACCATGCGTGAAACTAACCATTGCCTTAACCTTTTTGTGGTTATACAATCCATTCATTTCTTCTTTACTCAAATCACCATGTATTAGATAAATGTTTGGTAAGTCCTTTTTATCATACCCACGAGTAATTGATTTGATTTTATTCAAGATTTCTTCACGGTCGCCTACACTAAAAGTAGCACCACTTGTTTTCAGTATTAAAGCGGGTCTATTGTGTTTTGCAAGTGATTTAAAGGTTTGAATGAACGTTGAAATTGTCCCACCCAAGTCTTTTCTATCGTGAGTAAAATCACCCTTAATCCAATGGCCAACTACCAAGAAACAAAAATCTTCCTTAATACCATCCAATGTTTCTTTAATTGTAACTGGAATATCATCCGTTTTATAGAAAGTGGTTGGGTCCAATCCTTCAAAAAGAACTTCAATTGGCCTTTCTAATTTCAACTCACCTACCTTTTGTTGAGTTCTGTTATCTATTGCATCAAAAACAGAACGTTCAAATGATTGTTTAGAGTGTTCAGATGTAGTAATTACCAAATTCATTCGGTTACATCCCTCAATCCATTGTTGAGAAACCAAAGTAGTTTCCATACCTGCTGTTATACCAATATTGAATTTACCAAATGCCTGAAATTCATTTGGAACAGTTACTTGAATCCAAACATCAGGTTGGCGTTTCAAAGTGGTTCCAGTAAGTCTACTAGTGATATCACTATCAGCCTCGGTAAGGGCATTTCTATCACAATTACCCCATCTTTGGTCTATGATTTGAATATCAAACCTATCCATTTTGATAAGGCTTCTGATTAATTCTCTACTGTGGTCTCCATAACCAGACCTTGAACTGGCAGGACAACTTATAACTAAATATTCTTTCATATTAGAACACAATTTGTATAATTCACATCTTCGAGATTACTAACATCAATTATAGTGAATTTATTTCGTTTTTGGAAATTTTTCATACATTTTTCAACCGATTCGACAAATGTTTTTGTCATGTTATCACGATTGAATCCATTTTCAATTGCCCATTCACGGCCAGTCAATCCACACTTTTTACGCTCTTGACGACCCATATTGTACCAATGTTCCAACCCATCGCGAATTTGGTCGATTGAAGCAACCGAATCATAGATATATGGAGTTGCAGGAGAACCTTGTAAGTTTAGTGTTGGCCATAGTGGATAGGTCCATTCTCCCGAATCTTTACTCATTGCTCCCTGAGAATTACTTGCAATATCATCGGTAAAATCATCCAATTCAATAAATCTATCACCAATTTTGAATCCCATTTGGTCTTGCAATCCACCTACAACAGTAGCAATAGTTGGGGTTCCTGCCATAACGGATTCCATGTGACTCAATCCAAATCCCTCGGCTGAACTTGGGTTACAAGTTACATCTGCTATATTGTAAAGTAAGTTTAACTCTTTGGTACTGATTTTTTTATTACTGAAAACCACATTGCAATCACTAGCAAGAGCGCCAACCAAAGCAGGTAGGTCAGTTCCATGTTGGTCTACGGGGTCCGTATGCATTACCAAATAACACTTTCTACGGTCCTCTTCAGGTAGTTTATCCATGAGAAGCTTATAAGCCAACACCAAATTACTTGGACACTTACGTCTGATATTTCTGCTATTATAGAACACAACAAACTTTGGGTCTATATTCCCGAACAAAGCCTGTTTTACCTTGATTAACTCATTATCTAAATCATCGACTGGTTTGAATTTGTTTTCATCAATACCATGTGGTACATACGTAATAAGTGGTTTTGGTCGATACGACTGTTCTAATCCAGTATTACCAACCCCTTCCATCCGTTCTTTATCTGATTGTGGGTTTTCAGATTCATAATAACCATGTCCCATAACCATACGATTCAAGTTATAAGTTTGTTTACTGATAGCCATCAACAAATCACAACTCTCATAAAAATTACGATTCCAATGTGGGGCTGGAAGGTCATCCCATATGTTAAGATAGATTAGGGGAATTTGTTGACGAATCTCATGTTCCATAGCGTAAAGCCACCCCCAAAATCGTGGGTCCGTGAAGTGCATAATAACATCAGGTTTTTCATTATGCAAAATGTAACGAACCATATCGGGATTTCCATAACCATCAACAGGTAATAATTTAACACTGGCATCTTGGACACCAGTTTCTTTGATTACATCTTGACTAATATCAAGTTGTTGACCATTTTCGGGGTGTTTCATTGCACCGGCAATCTGAATCCAATCATATTTGCCAACCGTACCAAACACCAACTCACGAGAAACTGTACCAATCCCAGAATGCAATCTTAAATCATCGGATAGTAACAGAATCTTTGTTTTCTTAGGTAGGTTTGGATCAACCTTCCTAAGTTTAGGTAACTTTAATTTTTCCATATAACTTTATTATAAATATCAATCAATTAATGATAACAACCGATTTATTCAACTTTTTAACATTTTTGATAATATCCATTATGTTGTTACCCAATACAGTTTCACCATCCCAAAATACTACTAGTTTATCAATATACTTTGAGTACATACCATTTCTTTGAAACAAGTATTTATTGCTAAACGGTTTACCGTAATAGTTAGAATGGCAGGCCGAATATAGATTTCTATTTGTGTATGCTGGATTAAACTCTTTATAATTACATTCCATTTCTAAAGCAAATTTCTTAACCATACTATCCGCTCCACCATTACCAATTGAAACCAGTTCAAAGTTCTCAACCCTTTGTTTTATTTTGAAAATCAAATCTCGAACTTTACGTTTGCTCTGCCAACCACCCGAACATATCATTCCGATTTTTTCAATATTCTGTTTTTCGGTGGACATAACTCATGATTTGTTTTAAATGGACAGTACATACATGCGTTTTTATAAGCCGGGTAGTCTCCATTAATATTATAACTACCATCTTCCATAAAAGCAGTATTCACAAACGATTCCAACGATTTTTCAGTTTTGTTAAGAGAAACTTTTGCATTTGGTGGTTTGAAAAGTTGAATTCGTTTTTGAGGAAATTCTGCATTTTCATACAACTTACGTTTTACAATAAAGTATTCAACATCAATATCGTTTTCATCATAACCATACTGTTTTGCAAAATACCGTTTGTAAAGTCTAAGTTGGTCACCTTCCATCTTTTTCTTGTTGGGTTTCCAACCCCACGTACTAGTTTTGATATCCCATATCTTGATTTTATCATGCTCACGCATAACAACATCCAAAAATCCACGAATCAAAACGTTTTCGTTGAAGTTGGTTTCAATCAAAAGTGGCGTTTCAATACCTAAAAGTTCACAATTACGTTTACTGAAATAAGCACCTCGTTTCTTGATAAAGAATTCTAAGATAGCCAACCCATCTTTGTAAAATTCACTAAGTTCTTCTGGTGTAGAGAAATGACCACCGAACACTTCCACTTCCCGTTTGTATTCGGCGGCCATTCTTTCCTTTAAAATGGTATGTACACCAAGTTGGTTTGCTTCTTTGGCAGATTTGGTGTACATTACAGTTAAATATTCCTGCAATGTTTCATGAAATGCCGTACCAAAAATTGTATAGATACTTGGGTCATATGTTTTGTTACCATCCACATAAGTAAGTTTCCATTGATGCGGACACGATTTATACATATTGAACTGACTATAACTTATAGCCTTTCTATCACCTATATCAGATAATTGTACACCAGCATTTAAGTTTAACGTTTCCATTTTCCCATATTTACCAACCGTGCAATAACGCCATAATTTGACATATCATTCAAGGTTTCATTTACATCTTCACCAACCATATCATCTACTCGATTAATCACCAACTGCCTTAGTCTTTGAATTTTATCATGTACTCTAAACCAAATACCGGTTAATGACAATCTTCTATCATCGTTGGCTTCTAAAGATGTACCTAAAGATATGTTATCCAATCCATAGTTCATGTGTTTTCGACAAAATAATTCGTATTGTTCTCGTTGAATCAATTTGAACGCCTCTGTTAATTCTGGATATTCACGTTCACAGATTTCTACTGGATTATCACTCATTTATAACTGCATCTTTTGGTAAAAATTCCTTTCCAATAGTACCACACTCATCGCATTTGAAAACTTGAAGTGGTATCATTGTATCCTTTCCCATCGGGGACATTACTGCCGACAGTTTTTTGAAGATGAAAGCTTGTATAAATGTTTGATTCCCACATTTACTACAAACGTAATCTTCTAAATCTTCTGGATTGATGTTTACGTTCAACCCGTTTTGGTCTTTTGGCATATTCATATTTACTCGCTTTCCCATAATTTAAAATCCCATCATTTGGTTTGGTGAATTATCTTCAACCTCAATATTGGTAACAACTGCTTCTGTAGTTAGAATAGTACTTGCTACTGAAACTGCCTTTTCCAAAGCAACACGAGTAACTTTGAGCGGGTCAATGATACCGGCTTCAATCATGTTTACAACTGAGTCAGTATTTAAATCATACCCCACATTTTCAATATTATCGGATTGTTTGATAAGAGTATATATATCACTTGGAGTATATCCTGCATTACTGACAATTTTGTTGAATGGAGTTTTACATGCATTCAATACAATTTGATACCCCAATATTTTGTGCTCATTTTCAATATCCTTTGGGTATCCATCCATAAGCAGTTCTTCAGATACTTTCATTAGAGCAACACCACCACCAGAAACAATACCTTCATCAACTGCGGCTCTAGTTGCATTTAGTGCATCTTCTACTCTATCTTTCTTTTCCTTTAATTCAAGTTCACTACCAGCACCAACTTTAATGATAGCAACACCACCTGCCAACTTACCAAGTCTTTCTTGAAGTTGTTCGGTTTCATATGGAGAATTTGATTGGTCAATTAAAGTAGTAATCTCACCAATACGTGCTTTAATATTTTCATCACTACCACCACCATCTACAATAGTAGTGGTTTTATTTGTAATGGTTACCAATCTAGCCGTACCAAACCAACTACTATCAAACTTATCAAGTTTCATAGCACGTTTTGGGTCAACCACACTACCACCAGTAAGGGTAGCAATATCTTGTAGAGTTGCGCTTCGATTATCTCCGTACCCAGGTGCTTTAACTGCTGCAACTTTGATGGTACCACGTACTTTGTTTACAATCAAACCGGCAAGTGCTTCTGCATCTACATCTTCAGCAATAATCAAAAGTGAATGGTCGCCTGAAATGCAGTATTCCAACACTTTAACCAATTCTTTTAGATTGGTAAGTTTTTTATCAACACTAAGAATCACAGGATTTTCCAACTGTGCAATCATTTCTTGTTGATTGGTAATAAAGTGTGGAGACAAATACCCACGGTCAAATTGCATACCCTCTACAACTTCCAATTCATCGTTGGTAGTATTACTATCTTCAACTGTAATAACACCCTCGGTTCCAACACGGTCCATTGCATCGGCAATCAAATTACCAACATGAACATCGTTGTTAGCAGAGATGCTAGCTACTGATAGAATTTCACTCTTGCTACTGATATCATGACTTTTCTGAACCAAACGAGAAACAACATCTTTGACAGCCAAATCCATACCTCTTTTCAAATCGATTGGATTAGCGCCTTTCTCTACACGTTGAAATCCTAGATTCAAAATATTGTATGCCAACACCGTACTAGTGGTAGTACCATCACCGGCTTCTTCATTGGTTTCGGCAGATACTTGCTTTACCATTTGAGCACCTGCATTTTCAAGTGCGTTTTCAAGATTGATTTCTTTGGCAACACTTACACCATCTTTTGTTGAAACAAATTCACCATCACGTTGTAGTACAACATTTCTACCCTTCGGTCCCAAAGTTGCGGAAACGGCATCATTTAGTTTTCTAACACCATCCAATAGGGATTTTCGGGCTTCAGAGCCCAAGTCTACGTTTTTCTTCATAACTTATTTTCTTATTTTACAATTGTTAGTAATTCAGATTCCTTTACAACATAAAGGTTATCTTCATCGTCAAATCGTTGGGCAGTCATTCGACTGTAATACACAACATCTCCGGGTTTACATTGCATTGCCCCATGCTCACCAGTAATTAATAGGAGACCGGGGCCAACTGCAATTACAGTACCCTGTAGAATACCATCTTGAGATGTGTCGGGAATTATAACACCACCTTGTGTTACATCCTCATGAATAGGTTGAATAACAACTCTATCTTGAATTGGTTGAAACTTTTTTCCCATAACTTTTTTTTGTTTTTAATTTGATAATGGTGCTTTAATTGTTGGGTGTGATTGATAATTTAGGGTAATTAAGAATTTTAGTATATTCTTTAATCATTTCCTCATAACTTTTAATTGCTTTTACATTAACTGATAATCCTAATTCTTTTAATTGTTCTGGTGTTAATGGTTTAATTGGTTCAGGTTCTTTAACCTTTGGATAAGTTCGTTTAAGTGGTTCTTTCTTAAAGAAATAACCTGATACATCTACATAACGAAGTAGTTCTTTATCACCTTCAATTGTAGTTGTTCCATTGGATGCTTTAAGCATTGCAATTTTATATCCAAATTTATTGGATATCCATTTGATAAATTTTACGTGTATTCTATTCATAACTTTTTGTTTTATATAAGTATCATTTTGGTTTGTTAAACTTAGTTAGAGATTTGATTTTGTTTACATCAAGTCCAAATTTAGACAAGATTGTTTTTACCTCATCTTTACTCAAGATATCTAAATAATCTACAACCTCTCTTTTGGATACACCATACCACTTGCTCAAATAATCCAACAATTCAGATTCATACTTTTTTTCAGCCTTTGATTTTATATACTTGTCCCAAGTCTTTTGAGCTGGCAAAAAGTGATAATAAAGTTTATAAACTTCACTTGGTTTCAGTAATCCAACGGTATACTTCTGTAAGTCATTTACAAACTCAATGTAGTCCATATTCATGCTCAGAAATCTATTGATAAGAAACGGACTAAATGTTTTCTTATCAGCATCAGTAAGTGTATCCCAAGATACCTTCTTTTCCTTTATCCCTGAAAGATGTTCAAAAATTGTCTTTGCCATTAACCTTAGATTTCACAATATAGTAAATAGTTGGGATAATTCCAAATAAAGATAGAAGTGATGGGTGTGGTTCTCCACAAGTTCCCAATATGTGATGTAACCAGTGCATATTAAGTAAATTCAATAATACCCAAAATTGTTGCCATTATATTGATTTCTTTGTCTGTAACAAATGCATCTTTGTATTGTGCATCAGCCAATTTTACAATAACCTCACCTACGTGGTCTCCGGCAAACTCATCTACATTATCATACAAAAACTTAAAAAACGATGTAAAATCTTTTACTTTACTGTCTGCGATAATTTGTCTGATTTTTGTAAACTTAATTTTCGTATCACTATCCGACTTTAGAACTTGTAAACACTCAGTCATATAGTTTGCTTGTATCATTGAAGTTTTATCAATCTTCAATTTACCATTTACTACTTGCCGTTGTGCCGAGTTCAAAACTCTTCTGATATCAGGATACCCACTATTAACCAACACACCCAAGTCTTTCACATCAAATTCAACAGACTCTTGTTGAAGAATTGTGTGTAGTCGTTTTGCCACCTCTGCTTTAGATGGTGGTGTGATGCCAAACACTTGACATCTAGATTGGATTGGGTCAATAATCTTTTCTACATAGTTACACGTTAAGATGAAACGAGTAGATTTAGAGAATGTTTCCATCAGATTACGAAGTGCTGCTTGTGCATTTGGTGTAAGATAATCACAATTATGAGTTAGTGTTTCAGTTTCACCTATAAAGAAATTATGATTACCTTCGACTGAAATATCATAAACACGTCGCTGTTCTTCTAATTTTCTTATTGATTTTATTTTAATTCGTTTTAATTCCATCTTTTAATTTATTAAGTTGTTTTAGCTTATCATTGGTGTCAAAATCACACTCATTAATGTAATCTATGATATTGTATTCGTTTATCCATTTAAACTTGTATCCATTATCTTTACAATGATTTATCAATGCATCTATTTTATCGGATTGTTTAATGTAAAATGATTTTGGTTTTATTTCATAAAGTATTTTAGCTTCTTTATCGAAAAAATCACCAATATAAACCCGGCCATTTGATTGCTTAGTAGTTCTACATTCCTTACTTTCATATAACAAATGTTTATTAGAATTCCAAAAACACGCTTCCCATGAACTTCTAAATTTCTTACCATCAATAGCTGCGTCCCAGTGTGTAAATGAATTTGTAATGGGAGGTGTGAATTCACCTTTGGCTATTCTCTCCCGCATACGAATAGAGGATAACTTAGCATTTCGTTTTATGTTTGCAATCCCTTCTGGCGTTTTATTAAATTCTTTCATTTTTATAGAATTTACTTTACCGATATGTTGAGCAAATGCTTTACCGTCATCGGTTTGATACCATTCCTTCTTGGCCTTACTTACCTTTTCACCAAACGATTTATCACGGGGACGATGTAGCCAAGGTTTAGATTTCTTACAAGACTCACAACAGTACGTTCTATCATTATGGAATGCAGTGTAATCATTACTACAATGTTTACAAACTTGGGTATATCCATTTATTTTACATGAATTACAAATTAGTTGGTTTACTATACCCTTGTATATATTATCGCATTTAGTGCAACAAACATCTACTAAGACTACACCACCTAATCCATTCTTTATAGCAGCAACCCTTAGCTTTTTACGAGTATCTGGTTTAATCATCACATGTCCTTTTACATAAGTATAAGGGTTGTGATTAATTAGTTAAATAATCTCATTGTGGTGATAAAATATGTTCATATTTATGTAAATCTTTTGTTTTCACAACAATCGGGATTCCTTTACTACCTTCAACGTACCATTTATGGTCTTCAGTACAAACAACAATTTCACCGTTTTCTAGTTCAATTTCATATACATTCTGGATGCCCTTGTCCCAATGATAAAATGGCCTCCATTGTATTTCTTGTTTTTCAACATTCCAAGATTTAACTAAATCATTTTTTTCATCTAAATCTTTAATCGGAAGTTTAACTTCGTCACCATCCCGTAATACGGATACTAATGTATTTTCATCCAAACATTCATCCAATACTACAATCTTCCACTTTTTGAATCCCATAGAAGATGCAAACCCCCTAATCTTGTCTCTAACAGTATCAACGCTATTTTCGTCTGATGCGTTGACATAAAGTGTATCACAATCAATTTGGTTTGTGATGATTTTAGCCAATGTAGTTTTACCCGTACCAGCTTGTCCGTATAAAAGCAAGTGTGGTACATCTTCACTTTCGATATATACCCTTACCTTTTCCAAGATATGTTCATTACCAACATACCCATCTAAACCTTGAGGGCGGTATCGTTCCACCCAAAGAGAATTTTGTTTATTAGTCATCATACCCCAGTGCTTCCAAATCCACCTTCACCACGTGCCGAATCAGTAAGTTCTTCACTTTCTTCCCATTCAACACTTGGAATAGGTATAATTACTAATTGACCAATTCTATCTCCAATTTTATAAACATCAGATTCTCGGTCTCCCCAAAATTTGAATTTAATCTCTCCACGATATCCTGAATCTATTACTCCCACTGAATTTGTTAATAGTAACTGCTTCTTATAAATAGAACTTCTGGGGAAAATCAATCCAACATACCCTTCAGGTATTTCAACAGCTATACCAGTCCCATAAGTGATTATGCTATTGATATCATAATCAACAGATATTGCTGTCAAATCTGCACCAGCATCACCAGGATTTGCAATCTTGGGAACAACAGCATCTTTGTGTAATTTTTTGAATTTTAGTTTCATCTTCCTACTTCGTTTAAATATTTTTGTTTCATAGTTTCCCAATCAATTCCAATAGCATCTATGTAATAAAGATGGCCAGGTTTTAATCGTTTTTCGTTATACAATTTCGTATATCGTTTGATTGCTTTAGATTTCCACCATTTAGTAATGTAATCTACATCTTGTTCAAACTTGGTCTTCATTATGAGATTGGATTCTGGAATTTCATTTCTCAAGAATTCCGAACCATTCTCGTATATCATGGCTAGATATACACCTCTAGCAAATCCATGTTGGTATTTAGATGATTTAATACCACATTCTTGAAATATTTTATGTAGAATTTTTTGCTTTATACCACTTACGGGTCCATTTCTACCCACTCCCATGTTCATACCATTTCGCGCGTGTTCTTCAGTAATGTGGGTTTTATACCAATCTTCTTTATTTTCTTTTAACCATTGGTGCCAAGGTTCATAGAATTCATCATCAGGTTTGATACTAATCTTACCACTACTTTCGCCTAATGTTTTATAATGGGGAATTCCATTATACTGAGAATGAATACCATATAGGGATGTAGTACCAATTGCAATAAGCGTTTGACCATAATTTGATTTCCAATAATCACGAATTGTCGATGTAGTAATCATCATGGCTATCAACTTACCACCTAAGAAATTATAACCAAGTGGTTGGGTACACACAATTGTAGATGCTATACTAGTGTTGTTCAACTTACCATCTTGAAATTTGTTTACCTTATCCCAACCAATATACTTATCTCTGACTGCCAATGATGTAACATCAGACGCTAAGCTTGCTTGACCAAGTAGTTTACCACTAGCTCTATCCTTAATATTAATTTTAACATTTCTACCAGGATTAGGCGTCCAACTCATAGTATGAATCATTCTACGTATATAGCTCCACTTTGTGGAGTCGTTATCTGAAACTATTTCAACATATGGGTCAAGATTGTTAATTTCATTTATAGTTTTATCATAGTCAAAGATATCAGTAGGACTCCATTGGATATCATAATATCTAGCTATTGTTGATTTGTTTTTTATAATATCTGGGTCTTGCAATTCGACCCACTTTTTATACAAGGTCTGTTCTTCGACACTCATTGCTGCCAGAGTGTCTAGATTTTCAATCAGAGCCTTTTTCTCAGCATAGAAGTCAAATCCCTTTGGTTTTATATCAACATCCCAGAATTTCATTTCAATTCTACCATGTAGTATTTTGTGGAAAAATTAGAATTTACAAATTCCAAATAACAAAGCCCCTGAGATGAAATCATCATATTCATCGTTTCACTATCACGATTTGCTAAAAGTATTTCTTTTAAATAAGAAGATGAAAATGAAATGTGATTAACATCACTGGAAACTTCGGCATCTACTTCAATAGTAACACGATTTGTATTTAGAGTTGAATACCCAAGTATGATTTGATGAACACCTGATTTACTTAAAAATGTAAAAGTGTCGGCATCAGATAGAGCTGATTTAGATTTTATAAATGTATTGATGAAATCATCAGTTAATTTGATATTAGCTTCGAACTCTGGTATTTGCTTCAGCTCAGGAACATCTGGTATTATCGATAAATCAGATAACACATAGTCAACAGATGTTATATTATCTTTGAATCTAATAGAGCCATCTTTGTGGGTAACTGCAATTTCATCATTTAGAATGGATAGTAGAGATTTTAGCTGAGCAGTGGTGTACACGCCAAATTCACCATTCGGAAATTTAGATTCATTCGATGATACTTTACCCAAAAGAGTTTTGTCATCCGATATGAATTCAACACTCATACCATCATCAGTAGAATTGATTTTGACAGATTCAATATTACCTGCCAAGTTATAACGTTTGATTAATTCAGTAATTGATATCTTCTTCATGTATTTTAAAGTTTGGTTAAATATAGTGTATTTACAGTTAAAATCCAAAAAATTTGGATGCAATTTTCAAATTTTCATTAGGAAACTCCCAATTCAGTGCCTGATAAAAATCTTCTAGCTTACCCTGCATTTCAGCATCCCAAATTTTATCATAGTCAATGTATTGTTCTATAAATTGTAGAATTTGAGGCGGGTCGTTATATCCGGTGATGGCTATTGATTCAATACCAAATGGATTTTGCTTTATATAAAGCCATTTTATTTTATCCCCGTTCTTAATTGGTTCAAACTTAGAACCCAACCCAAAGTGAGATAATAGTTTATTATATGATATAGCTGATTTTACGTGTGCTGGAGTAGCCGGTTTAAATTTACCAATAGTATTTGTTATATCATATTTACTCAACTCCTTAACTGCTGAATTTTTAGCAATTCGAATTAATGGCTCAGATGCCATTTTTGATTTGTAGTTCAATATTTTTTCATCAACATCAGACTTATCAACATTTTTCATGATATCCCACAATACAGTTTTCATAACTTCTTTAAAGTACTCAGGAAAACTACTACGTTTTACATCCAACCCCTTTACATCCAACTTATCACATGGAACTGTATTATCATTGATAATCCATTGTGCATATCTTTTCTTTGTCACCCAGAAACCACTTTTGGCCACGGTTTCTTGTTTGATATCAAATCTATGTGAGTTGATATTAAACATACGTTTTGCCATAGTATCATAAGTTTTATTGATATGATTTTGAACTTCGGTTGCTACATCTAAGATTGCAGGTACCATTTGTTCATCGTTATTTATATCAATATTCGGATTCCTATGTATAATGAGTGGTATTGTACTCATATAAATTGAGTCAGTATCGCTGTAAACATTATAGTCATCGGGGGTTCCAATTTGCCGTGAATAATATTGATTAGCAATCATCTCCGTTGTTTTAATGATAGTTTGCCCAGTTGCTGTTACACCAAGAGCATTATCGACATCATAATAACGAAATGATTCAAGTCCCAAACAACCATACATTGAATTAAGCATAATTTTGGTGACCAACTGGCGTTGATGGTAAAACTTGTACTTGTCATCATCACCAGCGTTTCCAAACTGTTTCATCAAATCCTTATACTCAACTCGTTTTTTAAACCAAACATCCAAAATTTCAGGAATTACACCAATCTTATCGGTTCGATATAATACGCCATTGGATGATATTGAATATTTTGTATCCAATAAAAAATCATTAAATGAATTTCTATCAAGTTCTGGATATTCATTACCATTGGTGTCAATAAGTTTATAAGATTCCATCTGCCCTTTCATATGAGAATCCATTGAAAAGTTTTCAATCATTCCAATTTTAGTTTCCGGGCTGATGTTGATACTCATAATAATACTTGGATATAGACTTGTTAAGTCCAAGTCATAAATCCACTTGTGTAACCCTGGTTTGGGTGGTTTAACATATGCACCCATAAAAGTACCACCACTTTCAGTACGCTTTGGTTTATTGATGGATACCTTTTTATTTCTACGTAGAAAGGTAAGAACAGCCCCCTCTAACCATTTAGATGAAAACAAAAAATCTTCATAAGCTACATGCCCAGTGTGGCAAATGGCCCTAGCCAGTTCAATGAATTGTAGTTTACGTTCAAATTCCACAATCAATTCAACATCCACTAAGTTATACTCAATGAATTTTTCCAAATTATCTCTGAATAACTGGTCCAAATTTCCATTGTATTCAACTTTACCTCTACCCAATGTTAGCTTAGCCACAGTATCTAATCGATAATTAGGTAGTTCTGTATAGGTGTAATTTTTATACAAAGACATATAATCAAGTGAAGATACTCCGGCAAAGAAATATCTTTCACGTGTTGGGTTCCATTCAACAATACCAATTGGGGACATTCGATTTGCATCTGATTCCCCCAATACTCTTTTTAATCTGTTATAAAGATAATTGTTATCAAATCTATCAATATTCCAACCAGTGATAATTGTTGGGTTTATAGTTTCCCAAGTGGATATAAATGCTTGTAGTAAGCTCACCTCATCTTTAAAAACGGACACATTTGCACGGTCAAGGTTGTATTCTACATTATCCTCACCTACTACAAAAACTGTATATTCGTTAGTTATTGAATCATGAAATGCAATTGATGTTATTTCATTTGTAGCTATTAGTGGGTCTGGTAGTCCACTATGCATTTCAACTTCAATATCATATGTCATGATGCAGTGGCCATCTGACACTTCATCACTATCACCATAGTTATCAATCAGAAATCTAGTAATTGGATTTACATCACTTTCGAAAAGTTTATCTTCAGAACCATATTCCCAAGAGCCAATACGTTTCAACTTATCACCATAAATGGATTCATACTCACCATTTGGGTCTTTGATATAAGCATATTTCCTATGCTTATGTTTACTATAACCAGTTTTACAATCCCATATATGGATTGTTTTATCACGTCTATCAAAAAATATGTTTTTGTACATTAACCCACTAACTTTTTATGTAACTCACCAATCATTCTACCTTCATTGATAGATAGCTGTTTAGCACGTTCAATTGAATTATGTTCTTGCCGTTTTCTAAATATAGTATCATCTAACATCTTATCCAAATACTCAAAGAATTCTTTTTTGTACTTGAAGAACATCCCATTTGGGTCAATCTCACGATAACAGTCGGAATCTTGCCAAAGCATTGGAGTACCATTCATCATACAATCGGTACCACTTACTGACCACCCATAATTAGTTTGTCTCATCTGCACGCCTACCTTGCAATTCTGAAGTCGCTGATAATATTCGTGTTTTGGTACTTTTGTATTGTCAATCCAAGAATATGGAGCGTCTCCTTTTAATTGCGGAATCCACACCGTGAAGTCATTTCGTTGCTCACGATATTCTTTCATCAGCTCAATAAATTTTGGATATCCTTTGTATGCAGCGGCTCGGTGGTTGAATACGATGATATTATCTTTTGATTCTTTGATACCATCGACAATCTTATCTTGAGGTACACCTAAATTCCACACTTTGAGGATATCATCCAACTTCTTAACAAACTCTTCGTTGAATGTTTCTCGTGCTTCTTCTAACACTCTATTCTTTTGGTCTTGAGTATTGAGATAACACACATCCATTTGTGATACTCCAAGAATCTCAATCGGCAACCACATCCACTTTGCCTTACCTTCTCTATTGTCAAGCCCATTACACGATTTCATCTCCCACCAATGGCAATAACCAACGATTTTAATATTCATCGATTTCTTATATCTACCCACTTGAGGCCAGTCTGGTAAATGTGAATAGATTGCATCATAGTCAATGTCTTTGAGTAGATTAATGAGTTTGGGAGAGGGGAACGACCTTTGGTTCATCATATCACCTGGAATGTCAATTTGATGTTGTTTGACATTTGGTAAATTTAATTTTTTACTGATTTTACCAGTAGGCATTAGGATGTTCCAAAAGTAGTCCCCATAAGGTTCAAGTGCTTTGATATGATTATGAATCACATCAACGAATGAATCCTTATCAATGTTGGAAGAGTTGGTGATGTTTGGTATCACTAAAATCTTCCGTGAATTATTATAATCTATTGACTCCCAAAAGTTCATTAAAGTGTAGCAAATTTATGCATTCTACTAATTTGACCCGTAAACCACTTGTTAAATAGGGCTCGAGATTTGCCAGTTTGTTGAGGTGTTGCTTTTATTGATTCACACAAGTAATCAAACATAACCTTCCATTGGTCAAAATTTTTAAGTTTATTCTTTTGGGTGTGCATCTCAAACACAAAGTTCTCAACCCAATCGTTTTGTAGTTCAGACCCCAAAACACTTTTTAAATTTACTAACTCACTTAACATATGGTCAACATATGGTCTATCCGAATCCGGCAATCTGAACTGACCTGTTTTAGTTGGTGTTCGGTCTTTTTTAGTTCTATCCTTTGGATTACTTGGCTGACCATAACCATCATATATACCAACCAAATTACCAACTGATAAACTTGTCTTACTACTTGTACGAGATGTGTATTGATGGATGTTATTAGCCATTTCTACATAAATTGGTGATTTCATAACACGAGCAGCACGAACTATCATATCATACAACGTGTGATTTTTACCACCAGTATTCAACTCGGTAATAGCATTGTACATTGACTCCTCATCATCACCATCAATCCACCACAATACAACACACGGTACAGTTTCATCTGGATCATTTGAATTATTCAACCACTCACCTCTATGGTTTGATTCTGCGATTTTGAATAATTGTACGCCATCCTTGTTAATGAAAGGAGCCACCTTAATAGCATCCATCCATCCACTATTTTTGATTTTCTCTCCAAGATTATTGGAGTGATTCTTGTTAAAGTCACGATTCTCTTTGTCTGCTTTAACAATTCGTTGCAATGGGATATTCATAATAATCCCTTTTTTTACACCACTTCTAAAATACATTTGTGGTCTTGAGTAATCCGAAATCTTAAACGAAATCTTTTCCATACTACAATAAAATTAAAATTTGTGAGTTAAAAGGATGCTAACTTCCCCTATGTTTTTTACAATGTAAGAAATTATTTTGTAATTACCAAAAACTTACTTGATTTTCTGGCTCGTAAGTTTCGTGTCTTTCAATTAAGTCAGTATAGTTTGTTGATGTTGTTGGGTATGGTTTCGTTGGATGTTTTAGCTTATCGATAATTTTACGTTTTTCTCTTTTATCTGTGAGTATCTGTAAATACCTATGTTTGTTAGCCATAGGTCTTGTCCAAAACTCAGATATACCATTTTTACCAAGTATTGTTTTAAGTGAGGAAACACTTACAGTTCCCCACTTATCACCTACACTTCGTTCATGTATCCATTTATGAGGATTTGTAAAAGAAAACCAATAACTGGGAACTAACTTTATATCATCACCACTCTGATATAACCAATTCGTTGCTTGGTATACTTTGCCTTCATGTTTTTGTTCGGGGTCTGCATAGCTAATTAACACCTTTATGTTTGGTGCGTTTTCCTTTAACCATCTGAATGATTGTGATATACAATATGATTCAATGTTCGAACCATACCCATCGTGGATATACATTCGGGTTAATTCCAAGCACTCATCATTCTGTAAATCATCTGTAATTGATTTTACAGTTAATCTACCAACTGGAAACCCATACACCAAACATCCTATCAACTCTTCAAAGTTACCCAACACATCGGGCGTGTCATTTTTATAAAACACACCTAATGCGTAACGACACGATGTCCAGGTATGAGAGTAATGGTATTTAACCACCATATCCTCAGCTACTGACTTTTTTATTTCACGAATTGTAACCCGCGATGTATCGCAATAATGTTTTCCACATTCCCGCATTATCCAAAATTAAAAAATGTTTTGGACTTCTCATTTATTCCATACTTTTGATAATTGTGGTTGAACACATCCATGTTGAATTTTGGCATAGGTACCACTTCAAATTTACCAAGATTAACTCGTTTTTCAAAAAGTAAATCACTTTGTTTTGGATATGGTAGATTACCATATAAATTGTAAACAAGTTTTCTATTTGATTTATCCAATGGGTAAATGTATCTAAACATCAATCCTCTAATTCTTGATATTTTTTTGTATTCACAAAACTCATGAGTTAACCAAAAAACCTTTGATTTACCTAGTATCTGAGCATTTTCTTTACACAACTCCTTTGCACTTCGTGGGTGTATTTTTTCACCAGTAGATTCGTCGAGATATACATCAGTTTTAAATTTACCAATATAAATGAAATTTGATGCTTGATATACATAACCACACTTACCCATGATTCCATCAGCAAGAGTATATAGAAATTTTATATCTAAATTTTTCTTTATCCACTTGATGAGTTGTGATAATGCATAAGACCCCCAATTAGAATTGTTTTTATCAGGGATAAAACACATCTTCCCAATTTCAAAATAATCGGTAGTGGTGAATTGTTTATTTGGAAATATCTTTTTAATGGTTTGTAAGGGTTGTGTACCCCAACCAAGCGTTACCACTCCTACTAGCTTATCATCTTCAAAAAAACCAATATAATGCTTTGTTAATCTTGGTAGTATCTTACTATAATGATATTGTTGTATAAATGGTACTGCTAAAGACTTCGGTATCTCTTTAATCAACATTGGTCAATCATTTAATCTTAGTAGAACCTTTCTTATGTTTTGGATTATATGGACAATGGCGGCAACCATTACCACAACAGTAACCTCGTTTCATATGATACTGTTCGGTAAAAACTACCTTACCACCGTCCATATAGTAATCCTTTGATTTCAAAAAAACCTCACATCAAACAATTTCACAACTTGAACCAGCGCATGCCAATTCTCCCTTAAGGTCAGTTTCATCTGTAAGTTCAATTACTTTACTCAAGTCAACATCATGTAAACTTTTCATCAATCTTTCATAGTCTTCCTTTGTACAATCCTCAAAGGGAGCTTGAGTATAAGTACCACCATCATAGTTTAATACAGAAAGTCCATTATAAGAATTTCTATTATCCCACATCCACTCACCAACAGCATCCCAATCGCCATCTTTAATAGATACGGTAGCTGATACGTTATGGGTGTTATTTCCATTTCTATGACCCGGTACAATCCATTCTTCAGAAACTTTTTTAACACGTTCTAACAAATCAAAACTACTCTCGGTTCTTAGAATGGCACCAGAAGGAGCTTTCTGAGGAATTGAAATAATTGCCGTATCATGTGGTCGGAAATATTCATCCTCTATAAGTTCTGGGTGATTTATTGCAAGATATGTGTAAATTGCTTCATTCTTACCTACACGAATTCTACGGATGTAGTAATCATTGTGCCAAGCGTGAATTCCAGAACTTGTACCAAGTGTCAATGAAGTTGTACCAGCTGGTTTCACACAAGTGGTTCTAGCCGCTGGGTTGATACCAATGAGATTTGCCACTCTTTCATTTTCATCCTTTACAACATTTGCAGCCTCAGTCATATCATATCCAAGTACCACACCACTTCCAATACCTGTCATACTAACACCAATCAAAGCGTCCTTTTCAGTTGTACGTTGCCATATTGGTCTAAGATAGTGAAAATCCGTGTATCCGGCTTGCATAGTTCCAATAAATGCGGCTGCCTTAACACGAGTGTTGAGGTCTTCCTGTGATTCAATGTTACTTACGTTTACCTCTGTAAGATTACAAAACTGGTATGGACGAAGCGCGATTTCGCAACAAGGGTTAGTTGCCCAATCCTTATCATTTGATAAGTAGATACCCGGCTCCCCAGCTCCAGAAAGTTCAACACGTTTCCATATATCCATAAAGAACTTTTTGGTTATACGATGTCTCATCAAAACTGCCGAATTGTTAGCTCTACCACGTTGTGGGTTTTTCTCCCACCAATGACCACTTTTACAAGAAATCATATCGTCATCATCGGCAGAGAATAATGAGATAAGTGCGGCTCTGCGGATTCCACCCGCCAATACAGCATCAGCAATATAACAAACAATATCATGAACTTCAATTGGTTTTAGTTTTTCTCCATCTTGTTTTTCTGAAAGAATTCCTTCTACTTTAATTAAACATTCCTTTAATGGTTGTGGTCCCGGGGCCTTACCACCACTTGTAACAAGTCTAGCACCCTTTGGTCGAATATCACTAAAATCGAATTTGATTTTACTACCACCATATAAATAACTCTTAATTAAAACCTTAACCGAATCGGCCCAACCCTGAATGGAATCATCAATTAAAAATCTACGCGTTCTGTTTACGTTTGGTTTACGAATTTCGGGTAATTTTTCTACATGGTGTTTTTGAACACTATAACCCACACCAGTACCCCCTAAGAGTAAAAACATAATTTCACTAAAAGAACGCCAATCATCGATTGGTAAATAAGCGCAATTGTAAACTCTATTTGGACTAATTTCAATAGCCTTACCAGCAAACTGCATACTACGCATTGAAGGCAATACCTTTTTGTCGTACACCAATTGATACACACTTTCAATTTCATCCCGTAAATTTGGATATTTCTTGATGTGCATTTCTTTGTTTCGGTCTACCAATTCCTCCCACGTTTCTCGTCTATTCAATTCGGGGATATACTTGGCGTACTTCATGTACACCGTAATATCTGATAAAATTTTATTTGATAATTCCATATAATAAATCTCTAATTTTTAGTTGGATATATAAATATCACATAACACTATCCAGAAGTTAGTTCTTTGAATTTATTTTTCAATAATTTTCTAGTATAATCCTCGCCATTATCCATTGATTTTTGCGTTGTTTTCCCATCAGTAGATTGGCTATCATAAATGTCTATCTTACCATTTGATGCATTCATTTTAGTTGGGAATGTAATACCATCTGGTCCAAATCTGTTTTTAATCACATGAATTCTACCAGTCCCAGCCACCTTATCTTCCAATTTACGAGATAATGAAACAACAAAATCAGCTGTCATGATTTTACTATAATCCTCGGAAATCTTTTCAGCGCCAATTACATCATCTTCCAATGCCGAGTTATGTGAATATACATCATTAGCAAAAAACATATGTGTATCTTCAACTGTAATATCTACAGTATCTTTTTCGCCAATTAATTCAATCGAAACGATTTCATCCATCGCAAACTCTTTTGGATTTAAATTATGCATTTTCATTTATAAATTCTTTATTTCCTTGTAAATAATTTATCACCGACTTTTAATCCAGTTGCTACCGATTTCAATTTCCCATGCATAACAGGCAAATCGTGATTAGCTGAAATGGTTATTTCCTTTCCAGATTTTAATGTAACTTTATACACCGGCTGTTTTTCAACTGGAAAAACTTTAGTTACTTTTTTATAACCATTATGAGTTAAAATTTTATCACCTTCTTTTATTTTACCAATTTCTATCTTACCGTTTTCAGTTTCTACTACATCAGTTAAAATATGACATCTATTAGCTTGGCTAGCGGTCCACACTGGCAATTCTTGCTCACCAGCCAACCCACGTAACATCTCATAGATACTACCCAATTCATGTCTAATTTCTCTGGATGTTATCGAAGACCTCAAAAGGTCGGCATAATCTACAATTATCAAATCTGGATTAAACCCTTGTATCTTACATTTTTCAATATGACTTGATAATGTATTAGTTGTTGCTGTTTTTGTTGGATAATACTTGATTAACAAATCACCTCTGATATTGCCAACAATTCTCTTTACTTCATCAATATTGTATTTCAAATTTTGATTGGCGATACCAGTGAAAATACTATCGTATCTCAACCCAACATAAGCCTGATTCAATTCAAGTGTATAGTGAATTACCTTTAATCCAGAACGAACAGCATTTGCTCCTACATTGGCCAGTAACCAAGATTTTCCAATACCAGCTGGAGCTACTACAACTCCAAGTTCACCAGCACCTAACCCACCAGATGTAATATCATCTATAATATCCCAACCTGTAGTGATTGTATTTCTAACCGATTCTTCATATCGTTCATCAATATGTTGTATGTATTCGTGTCCAACATCTCTGTCGGCACCTGCTTTCATTGCAGTGTCAATCTTCATTTTGATTTCATCATACCTACCGTTCTTTAGTAGATTGACAGAATCCATGATAGCTGACTTTAATTTTTGATTTTTACAAAATTCAAGAGTTTTTTCTTTTACAAAATCTAAATCATCCGATTCCAAGTGTTTCCAAATTTGCTTAACTTGGTCAACAACCATTTCTTTTAGAACATCATTTTCTATTTCAGTAATTTTAACCTTCAATACTTCCATCGATGGTGATGTTTTGTATTGTTGGAAATATTCACGAACTACATCAATGATAAACTGATTTGCTTCACTCTCAAAATAATTGGTTTCTAATATATCAATAACTTGATTGAGAAATGACTTATCTTTGAAAAGAGAAGCCAAAACTTTTATCTGAAAATTATAACCATATTCACTAAGTTTATCTGTCATACACTATGGGATTTATCGGCCATAACATTTAGGGTTGTAAATACTTCACGTATCCATACATCTGGATTTTTTATAGAAGTATTCATCATATCTTGAATTAACATTCTAGTTATAGCTAACTTATTTAATCTATTAATTGGTTGTCTAACAGAATCCATTATTGATGATTTGGCAAATCCAGAAATATCAACATCACGTAACTGCATTAACTGATAGTTACGTTCTAAGATTGGTTTACTGTCTCGAATAGTTTCAATCAATTTTGACTTACTGTTAGAATTACAAACATAATCAATTATTTTATGAATACCAACCGATTCACTATCAAAAAGTATTGGAATTTGCTTTTTAAGAGACTTTGGACCAGCTCCCTTAATACCACCTATGTTGTCTGATTTATCACCAATTATTGAACGATACTCTAAAAAATTATGAGAGTGTACCCCAAATTCATCAAATACAGATTCACGGTCATATAGTTTCTTTTTTGTAGGAGACCAAACTCGAACTCTATCATCAACCAACTGTAAAAAATCTTTGTCGGAAGACATAATAAAACACTCTTCCTGATTGTATATTTGTTGTGTGATATACGCGATAGCATCATCTGCTTCTATATTATCAATAGCCAACGTGGTTATTGGAAGATTGTCCATATACTCTATCAACCTAGACATTTGTCTAGTCATAGATACCTTTTCTTCCTCCAATGAATATGTATTTGGTCTAAAAACTTTCTGAGAAACTTTACGATTTGATTTATACCCATCATACAACTTTCTACGTCTTACAGAACCACCTTTACCATCGAAGCAAACAATCACTCTAGTAGGTTTTAGCATCTTAATAGTATACCCCATACTCAAAAGGGAACCAGTAATTCCCCCAATATGTTCACCATTATCATTTACAACAGGCGTTGCAGCAAATGACCTAATAAAAAGGTTGAGTCCGTCAACCAACAATATCCTAGAATTTGGATTATCATTGGTTGTGGACTCTTCCTTTAAGTTCCGCAGAATTTCAATATACTTGTTCACTAAATTTAACCATTTGGAACATCATCAATACCAACCTCAATATCATCAATACCTATATTGTCGGTTTTGTAAGCCATGATTACCGCATCTGCAATTTTATTGTAGATATCATCTCGATTAGATGAATCACTCAACACTCTTTCTTCGAAGTCTTTTGATTGGAATTTGATTTCCTCCCCAGTTTCTTCATTGATGTAAGTATACCAAGCGCCACTTTGCTTTACGATGTTATAATCTTTCATTACTTCCAACCAACTACCATAATCGTCAATACCAGATTCAAAAAGTATATTAAACTCAGCGGTACGTAGTGGTGGACCCATTCGATTTTTAACAACTTGTGCTTTTGTTTTGATACCAACCACTTGTTCTTTACCATGTATCTTTGCTTTAAGTTGGCCAACAGATTTCAATCTCAACCGACAAGATGCGTGAAACTGAAGTGCCTTACCACCTGAAGTAGTATACTTGTCTCCAAACATCACACCAAGTTTTTCTCGGAGTTGGTTTGTAAAAACCAAAGCCACTCGTTGCCTACCAATCAACTGTGTAATCTTTCGCATTGCCTTTGAAATAACAATAGCTTTTGCAGTAGACCAACCATCCTTTTCATAATCAGCAGATTGTTCAACTTTGGTAGTTGCCGCAGCAACTGAGTCCACCACAATAGTAACCAATTTATCTTTATCAGATTCTCTGACTTTTGTAATGATACTTTCAACAATTTCAAATATATCCTCAACTGTTTCTGTTTGGATATATAACATCTTGTTTAGGTCAACACCAATAGCCCCTAAAAACTGTTCATTGATAGCATTTTCAGTATCTATGAATATAGCCAATCCATCTTTTTTTTGAGTATTTGCCAAAAGATGTGCAGCTACCAATGATTTACCAGAAGCTTCAAGTCCAGTGATTTCTGTTATCCTACCAACTGGTATACCACCGTGCTTTCGATTAGAAATAGCCAAATCCAACATAGATGACCCAGTAGAAATCCATTCAGTTAAATCAGTTGGAGTTTCTTCCATCCCATCCAAAAAGAAAGCAGTCTTGTAATCCTTAAATTTCTTATTGATAGAGTCGGCTATAACTTGTGTTAAATCATCACGTTTGCTCATCGGCATCTTCCCATTTTGAAATTTGATTGATGTTCTTTAAAACGTGAGTAATGATATCACTAATGGTATCGTTGAATTGTCCACGTTTTTGCAATTCACCTGCCAAAGTTTTGATAGGTGATTCTACATTTTTAGAAATGTATTTTTTACCGTCAGATGTAATTTTCATAATTAAGAATTAAATAGGTCATCAAATGCTGAATCTAAATCATCGGTTTTAGTAACCGAACTGGTTTCTTTGTTTTCAGATTGAACTTGTTCATCGACAACTTCATCTTGATTGATGTACATTTCAAGAGCATTCTTTAGTTCATCATAAGAACGTTTTTCAAACACATCAAAGAAATTACTTTGTTGATTCAACACCATATCAGCAATAGCCTTATCTTCAGTTGCTGGGGTTGGATTTGGTTTAATCATAATAGATGTTTTTGGATAGTTAGCACCTTCGGCTGGTACGTAAGTAACAACCACATCTCTACCATTTCTCAAGTCTGTGATATCACCATAGTCGGGGTCAACGATATAGTTGAGCAATTCTTGATAAACAGTTTTACCGAATCCCCAAAGTTTAACACCCTCACTTTCCTTACCACGAACCAATACAGGAACATAAATTCTCATTTTTGGTTCTAGTTTACGACCAAGTTGCCAATCTTCCTTAACACCAGTTGATTTCAACTGTTCGGAAAATTCAACAATAGGATCTGATTCTCCATAGGTTTGTGGAGATAGGTAAGTCTTTCTACCCAAATTGTAATGGAAATAACCTTCAATGAACGGGTTTTCCTTATTGAATTGATAAGGTACAATTCGGATTTGGTTTTTACCAGTTTCAGGTCTCCAAAGAAAGTCACTCTTTTTGGTAGTAGCCTTTTGTAGGCTATTTAGTTTGTTTCTAATTGAATCTAGATTTAACGACATAATTTTAAATTTTAAGTTTTTAGTGATGTTTGTAAATATAAGAATTGTTATTCAGAAATCAAAATTTTATTTTGAATTTTTTGATATTGTATTAAAGATTGTTCTTTCATTTTTGCTTCAACCATTACATCGATGTCATACCCATAATCATTGATTGGACCCATTATGTAATCGCTATGAGCTTGTTCTTTAGTTTTACAGTATTGATTATAGACCTTTGAAAGGGTTGGCCAACTAGGTAATTCATCCATACTGATGTTGTTTTTTCTACACAACTCTTCAATGACAAATTTTTGCTCAACTCTACGAGATTCTGAGTAATGAGTGCATGGTTTGCAATTCCATGTACTGATTGCAAGTCCTAAGGCCTCTCGTTCGGTAAGTCCACCAGTACAAAATTTGTGATGGTAATAATCAAACACAATGGGAATACCAATAACTTTGTGAATACCCTCATACAAATCAACAACAGAATACATACTAGCTTTGTCATCGTTTTCTACAGTAAGACGTGCTTGTGTATGTGGATGTAGTCGTTTGAAGTTTTCACAGAATCTCTGAAGAGCGGATTGTTTGTCACCATATGCACCCCCCACATGGATATTGATTTTAGCCATATTAGATTTTGGTAGACCCATCATATCCATAATCTGTGAATGTTTGTCTAACTCATCAATAGAACGATTGACAACATCTTCGTTAGGTGAAGCTAACACACAAAATTGACCGGGGTGAAAGCTTAATCTATGCCCGTAGCTTTGAGCAAGTTTTCCAGTTTCATTTAGTATAGAATGTATACTCTCATAATCAGGTAAATCGGTAAATTGATACTCACTCATCCATGGAAATATACCACTACTCATACGATATAGTGGCACACCGTTGTCAACATTCCATTGAATGATACGTTTAAGGTCTTTTACGTTTTTTAGAGCCAATTCGGACACGTATGAAAGACCACGTTTATCAAATGTTTTACGAATCATACTGCGATTCGTGTGTATTCCGTGCTTACCTAGAGCAAGGTTAATACAAGCATAACCTAGTTGTAGAGACATTGATGTAATGATACAAAAAAGAGTTGATAATATCAACCCCCCAATGTTAATTTTACGTTACCTTTATTCTATCATAATGATCTTATATACCTTAGTTGGTAATATACTGAATTCCCCACCTCTAACCAACATTATTGAATTTGAATAATCACCCCAGTTAACTGTATATGATTTATCTAAATTACCACCATTGAGCATTCTAATGAGTTGATTTAAAGCATTGATTGTGTATATGGTATTTGTTTCCTTTTTTCTATGTACTGATATTGTATCAGGTAACATATTGTATTTGGTTACATACGATATGTTGTATGTACACATCAATTCATCATCATCACTTTCCAATACAAATATTCTATTGAAAAGTATGTCGTGTGTATCTATAATATCATCTAAAGTATCTTCTAAAGACTCTTCAAATGTGAATGTGCAAAGTAATTGTGTCCTCACCTATTCTCTCCGTCTTTATTCTTCACCATAAACATCACTTTGTGCTTGTTCTAGTTTTTTAGCAAAACCATCGTGTAGTGACATTTCAAATTTAAATTGACCACCATAACCTCTACCATCTTCTCTAATTACTATATTAGCTATTGGTATAGCTTCATCTCGAATATCAACTTTATATCCAATAAATGGTGGTGGACCCGGCTCTGCAACTAATTTTTCTTTTATATCATCATAATCGTATGTACCAAATATATTTTTCATTGTTTCTCTATCCAATGAATTAGGCCCAATAGCCATAGTTTCTTCACCATCTGAAACTGCTTTTAAAGGAAACTCAGAACGTATTTCCTTTAACATACCCTCTCTCATTTTATCATTTTCAGTAATTGCTTTAACTGACTCGGCTACAAACTTTTCATGTGCTTTTTTATCATCATCTACAGCAGATTGTGCGCTTTTGTTTCCACGTTTAGCTAATTCATTAATCGCATACCATAGAACTTTTTGTTTAGCTCTGGAGTTACCCTCTAATGCCGCATCCAAAGTTAGCTTTTTAGATTTAAGTACAGCATTTAGCGATGCACCTTCAGGTGATTTTAATAACTTTTCAATTTCAGCTTTATTTTCACTAACAACGGATATATTACGAGTTCTAGCCCTATCTCTATAAACAATCTGATTGATTTCATCTGGTAAGTTTTCATCCCATTTTGCAAATTCGCCAACTCCTGAATTTAGAAAGTTTACTTTAGTTGATTTTTTTAATGATATTTCATCTAAAACTTCTTCACCATTCGATTTTCTTACTTTAAGATACATATCAGTTGAAAATCCTTTATTCTCATTGTAATTATTCATACCCATAGCTTCTACATCAGATTGTACATCCCACGCAGCTGCTACAATTTCAACACCTTCACCATATTGAGCAGTTAATCTATTTTTAATTGCTTTTCTACTTTTTGTTGCCGCAATTACCCACGTCTTATCAACTATCTTATGTTTAGAATCTTTAAGTTTCGGATTAGCTTTATTGAATTCATCAAGATGTTTAAGGATTGAGTTGGAAAATTCATTCCACTCATCATCACTCATAGTAGTACCCATCATAGTCATTAACTCACCAGCTTGTGCTGAAATTTGACCTGCACCACCTTGTATATCAGAAAAATGCCCCCATTTGGTCGCATCCCCCTTTGGTTGTGTATTCATCATACGTTCTAATGCCTTAACATATTTCTTAGGGAATTTAGGATTATCATTTAAGAAATCCGGCATTTTATATGGTTCGGGTGGAATTGGATTTGCAAACTTTTTATTTTTCTCTGCAAACTCTTCATCATTAGGTGGTAACTCTTGCTGATAAACATCAGATTCTCTCGGGTCACCTTGTTTTAGTGATTTATCTTTATCACCAACATATCCATTTGATTGTGGTTCTTTTTTATTATCTGAATCCGTTTCCTTTTCAATAGCATTATCAGAACCAGGCTCTGGTGTATTTAGCACTTTAGCTATTTGTTTTTTCTTTTCAGTTTCAGACTCGGCATCAGATTCGATATCACCATCTGCATTTGAATCACCATCGGGTGACAATTCATCTGGTTTTGGCTCCGTGGGTTCCTCTGAATCCGATTTATCTTCCGGCTCATCTTCACCCACCAATTTATCATATGCTTGTTTTGCTGGGTGTTCATTTGGTTGTTGTTTAGCAGAACTTGCTTTCATTTCTGCAGGATTCCCATCAAAATCCTTATACTTAATCATCTCATCATCACCGACTTTACGCTCTGTAATTTGTTTGGTGAACTCTATTATGGCTTGTTCACCCCACCCAGCACTACGTAAAGTGTCTTGTAACAATAATATCTTGGTTGCATCATTGAAAGCGGGAATACCATCATTCAACTTATATGCCCAATCCGTAATAATTTTACTTAAATTCACAAACATAATTATATAGAATTCATAGCGTTGTAGTTTTTACCACTACTACATTTAGTTAACATACCCATTGCAGATTTTACATTATCTACTATATAAATATCATCGAATTGTGCATCAATGAGAATTGAATCATAAGTGTATAGAATAACTAAATCACCATCACCAAGTACATCAAAAACATTTTGAATAGTAACTACATTTTGTTCAGTTTCATATGCCTGAATAAGATAGTTGAAAAGCTTTTGGGGAGTCATTTCTTTAAAGTTGGATTTATAAAACCGCCGTTTGGCTATTGGAGTTTCAATCCAACCCTGTTTATTATACAGTTTCCACAATGACTTTATGTATTCATCTGTGAGTTTGTAGAATTCAAGTTGTTTACTTTTTTCGTCAACCCCCCCATAAAGTATTTTAAAACTGATTTGTTTTGAAATTTCATACTCTTCATCTGATATATTTTCTTTGTTAAAATATATCTTAGCCATATGAGTATGGAAACTTTCAGTTGGGGCTTCATATCCAACTAAATTACAAATCAATCTAAGGTGATATGCATCATAATCAAATTCAAATAGACGACCATTCTCATATCTAGTTCTATACCTCCTACGTGAACCATCCATTTTATTCAATGCAGCATAATTGATTCCATTATTGCTGTTGGATGGCCTTCCAGTTCTGGTAAATACATTGTACTTTGTATATTCAGTACCATCATAGGTATACAACCCGTTTGATTGAATATGTTGAAATGTTGGTATCAACTTAGTTTTATAAAAATCCCAAGCCTCGGAATCTACCACTTGTTTTACATATAACTCATCATATGCGTTCTTCAAAATATCTAACCGTTCCTTTTGTTTTACCAAAGGTATTATACTATCAATATCATCACGATTCCAAAACTTCCGTTGATAGAACTTATGGGCAGGTGTACTTATTTGATTTATATCTATAGAACTGTTGAATCTTAGATAATGCAACAGTTGAATATCAATCTCAAATTGTTTTATTTGTTCTAGCAAAGTCATACTAGTACAAATGTAAATAAAAATGTTGAAAAATACAAACATTATCCCATCATTCTACCACCATAAGTAGATGTTGGGGGTGTGGTGTCTCGTATAACATCACTGCTAATGCGACTTCTACCCATGGGAGTGGTGGTGTCAGTTGGAGATATCAATTTGAATTCTGATAGATTGTTAAAAAGTTGGTCTAAATCGGGGAATTGGGGTAATAATTCCGTTATCTCACTTCTGTTTCTATCTTCTGACTTGGTTTCTAACCTTATATAAGATTGTCTAAACTCAACGGAGTCCGATAAAGACCAAACTAATGCACCTCGTTTGTATAATCCAGTTGGTAGTTTTGAAAATCTGTTATCATAGAAATCTTTAGATACTTCTACTGTAGCACCATCATATCGTCTGACAAAATATCGAATGAAATACCCCCTATTATAATCCTTATCGGTCAAAATTGGGTAATAGGGTTGTATATTTGGTGTGTTTATTACGCCAACTTTAGTTTTTTTACCCGTTAGGATATAATATGTCATTAATTCTATATCTCTCATATTTCTAAATTAGAATTGAGCAGAAGCACCTCAACCTACTTCTTCGGCTGTACCATAAACATGTTTTATAACGTTACCATTTTCATCAAAATATGCTCTACCTACTACTTCAGTCTTACCAGGCAGCAGGCCGAACGGTCCCCGATTAGGTCCCTGTTTCATAATATCAATCCACTCTCCTTTCGGGTCCACCCTCACTGATTTATAGTTGGTCGCGGCCACGCCGCCGGTGACGGTGACACCATCTGCTACCTGTTTGTATTTAAAATTATAAAACTCACCGTCTCCCAATTTCGGTTTTTCTGGTGAACCTTCTTCAGGTTCTGGCGGCGGCGGATCTTTAAAATCATCTTCAACAATACTTTCATCATTTATATATGCTTGTAATGCCGAGTCAGTATCATCAAAATATTCAGTATCAATTGATTGTTTATGTCTCATTAAAGAACTAACGTTTGTTTCCCACTTGGTACTATCAATCGTGTGATTTATTTCATGTATCTGAAATAGAACTTGCTCATAATATCTATCCGGCAACCAACCCCCTTGACTAATAGGAAGTAGTGTAAAAGCGTTACCCATATAAATACCAGTCATCCCAGGAATTGTAAATGAAACTGTCAATCCGATTAGGGGTTTGTACTCTAGACTACTACTACCATTAAGTAATTCGGCAACTAACTTAGTGAGTGAAGATTTTGCACTAGATTTATTATGACCTGTGTTTAAATAAATATATGCGCGGTTGAAATATTCAAGTATTGGATTTTCTTTTCCACTTTTCACAATCACCTTGTCGTCTTCGTCGTCTTTAAAGCGTGGTTTGTCACCCTCTTTGTCTTCCCCATTGTCTTTCCTATTTAATCGCAATCTATCCACTATCGTAACGGATTTATCTTTTTCATTTTTATTTTGACCATAAAAATCATAAGTATTTGCCTCAGATGTACTATAACCATATGAACTACCAACCGATGTTAGATATGCTCTTGTCGATATATTATCACTTAAATTTGTAGCTATGGTAAATCCTTTCAAAAAATGGTTTTGAATTAAATATGGATAATCATTGTTAGCGTCGTTATCTATATATTTCAACACATCAGAATCCAAGCACCTATTATCAACAATCGTTAACTTATCCTCATTATATGGCAACGATATAATTGAAAAGTCCCACAACCTACCACATGCGTCATTAATACCATCCAACAGTTTAAGTATAAATGTATTTAGAGTGGGTTCGTTACCAAGTCCATCGTAAACCCCTTCAATAAAAGATGTGTTTATTAATATATTCCTAAGATACCCTCTATTTGGACTATCCGTAACGGCAAATGGTTCAAACTCAGCACTAAAAGGATTAAGATTATGAACGTTACTTACATAATTCTTACTACTATTCTTTATTATCTTATAAAGATTTCCATTAGATAGTTTAACTTCTGCATCAGGTGATATAGATTCTTGTCCTGGTAATATACAAACATCAAGATCACATGACCTCAATTCTTTGAAATTTAATATCTCAACGGATTTTTCTGATAAATCCCCCTTTATAATGCTTTTAACTAAACTTGTATAGTTACCATCTTTATCTTTAGATGTAAATTTCAAAAGATGGTCTTCAACAAAGCCCCAAGTTACAAATGTTCTATTAACCATAAGTATTTCTAATAGCTTGTAAAACAGTATCCCAGGTAGTTAATGCTTTGTTATTACTTACGCCCGCATAGTAGGAAATATTATCTGAGCCTCTAGGAAGAGCTGCCCACTCCATAGATAAATTACGAGCAAAAGTTCCAATTGAAATTTCCCCGCTTTGATAACGTTTCAAACCTCTTCTTTCCAATAATTTAAAATATGTATCATCTTGCGTTTTAGGAGAAAATATTAAATTAGTATTCCTCATTACGTCTTTAAATGTTGGGTATTGGATTTGGTATTTTCCTAAAGCCTTATCCCCATATTTTTTTCTATTCTCTTCAACTGTTCTTGTTGTTAAATCAGGATCAATAAGCCCCCCAACAACTATGTTATAATTGCTATTAGACTCTAGTCTAGCAATTAGTTGTTGTAAAGTTTCAGTTGTGTTAGGATTGCCTGGGGGTGTTCTAGTATCACGACGTGTTGCAGTGTTCACATTTCCGTCTGTTGCAGGATCATTTGCACCCACGTTTTGCTCTGCATTTGGTAAACTGAAAGTAGCACCCAATAGCGAACCATCATCGGAATAAACTTCCAATATTTCATCCGTAATTCTGCTAATTCGAAAATTCAAATTGAATTTTTTGAATTTACCATTCACATCGCTCACCAACTGTTTATGTAAAGCGGGGCGATTGATATTATCATCAATTAATACATCAATCGGATTATTATTAACAGCTACTAATATTTTTTTTATATCATCCATTAAAAGTCCTCCATACCAATTGATACTTGCCTGTTAGGTATATCTGCTTCTTGCCCGCGGGGTGATCCCGACCTATCTAACTCAACTTTTTCATCATATGCCTGTAACTCAGCTTCCGTGACACCACCAAGACCTGGTTTTGCTTTATTCGGGTCAAGTGTCTCTAACGCACGAATCCGTTCTTCTGTAGTTGTACCAAAACTTCTTTCTCTGATATCCTCAATTGATACAGGATCATCAATGGCTTTCCAAATAATCGGCTTTGGTACTATTACATCTGGTAAGATATTAGTAGAAATGGGCCTCCCTACCGTAAAATATGATTCACTAAGTAATTCAACTGTAGCTGTGTATCCTCCATTTTGTGCAGCTTCATACGAAAATTTATAAATAACACCCACCATTGAACCACACTTACCAACTGAATTAAAGTCATCAACATCTGTAGATTCGCCGAATAATTCATCTTCATCGAACCCAAGTGTTTTTGCAATTCCTCTTTTTTTTACCGAATCAATAGTATCACCATCTTGAATTTCAAGATAATTGCCGGAATAATCACTCCACCCCCATTCGAGTAAACAAGTAACCCCAGGAACCATATACAATTTTTCAATATATTCCAAGTCTCCTTCGTATGGTATTTGTATGTTAATTGTAGCATTTAAAATAGAACCAAGTTTACCACGTGTTTTAACATTCACCCCAGTTATACCAGGTTTTGGTAAATTTCTCCTAGTACTTGAATATAGAAAACCGTTTGTGGTGTCACTCCAACCACTCAGTAATACCCCACTACCTTCAAGTTGTAGTCTCCAATTATCACTATCGATCTTTTCTTTATTTACATATACATCCGTTGCATTACTGGTTAGCCTGACCCATGGGGTTTTTTGGAAAACAGACGGGTCTTTATCTTTATATAACTTTTGCTCTTTATCGAGGAATGCTTTTACTCTAGGATTTATCTTATCTGCAAAAAGCCCTCTATATCCAGTACTCATAATTGACTGCCCCGTATCTTATTTCTAAATTCAGATGGATTATGTGGTATACGTAATTGTAAACCTGGGTCTACTACAAGAGTTCCTTTACCTATGTTATTTGCTAACGCAATAACCCACCATAAACTTGAATCTCCGTAGTATTCATTTGCCAACAAATCTAACCTATCAGTAATTTTGGATATAACGTATAGGTCTTCGGTACTATGTTCTATATTTGGATAGATTGTAGTTTCACGAATTTTTGGATTTCTAGTAATACCATTCCATCGATATGGTATACTCAATTTATCATTTTGATAGTTTACTATTTTTGTATATTGATATCTACTCATTTTAGATAGCGTTTAAATACCGGGAATTCCAAGTGGAGTTCCACCTGATAATTGTCTAGGTTGAATTGTGGTTATAGGTTGAGTGGGTTCTTTCAAATAATTTTTGTTAGAATACGAATAAAAATCGGGGTTATTTGATGGTATTTTGTTGTGAATAAAGGTAAACCCAACACTAACCGAAGCTACTTTTGGTAATGCCAATCTAGTTTCAGTTGTTTCTGGTAAATCCCATGGGACTTCCATACTTGGTGTGATTGTTAGAGATGATATAAATCCAAGCTCTTGTCTGAATAATTCACCTAAAGTTAATCTAATGATAGGACCGCTCATTCTGTTATTGACAAGTTCTGGCATAGTTAACTTAGACAAGAAATCTAGCTTTCTAAACATATCTTTAAGATTATCTTTACTATATGCATACACTTCAAATTGAAATGTAAGATTTCTATCCAAACCAGTGTAATTGTATACCTTATCAGGTCTACCAATATAGTTATAAGATTCCCAAGATGGTGTCATACTATCATTTATACCAGATAATGTACCTCTAAATATAACTTTATCTCGACCAACTCTGTCGAACCCAATTGGTATTAGGTCTTTTCTAAGATTTTCATTGTATAAATCATCACTTGCTACAATTTGATTTAATGAGTTTTCAAACCCACTACCAAAAATTTCTGTTAACTTCTTTCTGGCACCGGTGTTATAACTAGTTGACTTTCCAGTATTAAGGATTCCCACACCAGGAATTGGTGGTATAAAGTCTTTTCGTTTTTTGTTGTTGTATGTACCGAATGGAGAAAAGTTTCTTGATAATTGTCCTAAAGTTTTATCTAATTTACTTTCATACGGCCTTGTAAGTCTATACGCCTGAAGAATTCCTTGGTTTATACCATACTTAATTCCATTAGGGCTTAGTGCAAATTTGCCTAATCTCAGTAAATCAGTAGCAGCTCGGTCAGCAGTTACAGCTATACCAACAGCACCCAAGCTCCCACCCCATCTTTGTGGTTCTTGATTTTTCCCACCACGTTGTATACCACGTAATATAAATGGTTCTAAATTCCCAGTACTATCATTTCTCAAATTGAATTTAGCATATTGTCGCATTAAGGGAGACTTGGAGCGTTCCGTTATTGCATACTTTCCAATAGGACTGGTATTTATATCTGTTAGATTTACACTATCACTATATCTTTTTTCAGGACTATACAATCTAGCATTAAATGATTTCACAAAACTACCATCGTTGTAGTTTGTATGAGTGACCCCACTTGTTACAGCAATGTTTCTAGATCTAATGTCGAAAAAACTCTTAGAGTTAATTTGAAATTGAGTTGGTGAACCAACTTGTAGCTTTGGAGTAAATCCTATGGCATATGTATTTGGTATGAAATCTACAATCCCAGATACACGATTTGGAAATCTCTCAGAGTATCTATTATAGATAGGTCTCAATCTAATCGTTGAAAAGTTAGTGTTAGCTATTCTATCGGAAAACCTTTCAACATATCTATTATATACATCTGTCAATCGTATTGCCATTATGTAAGACCCTCCGGCATTCTTCTAGTTATCAAAGTTTCATTTACTTTATCACCATCCAATCTAACAGTACCGTTTCTTTCAACGGCTAATATCAATTGTTTTAATAATTGGTTTGTTTCATTCATTTGACCTTTATCCATCAAACCAGTACCACCTATTATCAAATCATCTTTATTAAACTTAACAGGGCGCATTCCAGGACGTAATATAAAATCATTAACCTCATCAACCATCTCCGCTGCTTGTTGTTTATAGGCCTTCTCGCGTTCCTTTTGCGTCTCGGGTATATATTCTTCTTTAGACATCTCTTCATATGCATCGTCACTAATGCCGCTGGCGGCGCGGTTTCGCCATACAAAAACCTTTGATAGTTTCTGTAATATACGTCCAATTGTATTTAATAGCGGAATGATACGTTTCATTATACCATCTTTGATATCAACCATTGCATCTTTCATTTTTTCTTGTGGAGTACGCAAATCTTCTAATTTTTTAGCCACTTCCTCTTGACTTCCAGCTGCCGCAAGTTCCTGCATTTGTATAGCCTTTGATAATTCATCAAATGAAAGACCGGCGGCCGTAGCAAATGCTTCTTGTTGTATGATATCAGCGTTGGCTAACATTGGGCCAAATTGAGCAATAGCCATTTCCACAGCCTCAGCTGGTGATTTTAAAGCTAATGCACGAACTTGGTCTAAGTCAAATCTCTGTCCAGTAAGTGCTTCTAATTCAAATTGAGCTTCAAGTGAACTACCAATATCTAAAAATCCCAACGCGACTTGACGAGCTCTTTCAAAATTAATACCAATACGTTTTGCAGCCGATACTTGCTTTATCAATTCTTCCGTTTGACCTTTATACATCATCAATGTACCCGCTGATAAACTGTTTATCTCTGCTATAATATCATTTCTACCAACTTGTACTTTGTTTTGTGCATTCTCTATAGATAGAGTTTTTTCCATTTTTTTATTGAAGCTACTTACAGTTTCGCCCATTTTCATGTTGAATGCAAGTAATTTACCGGCTTCTTCGGCACTCAGTTTATAGTCACGTACTAGTTTATTAACATCTTTTACCATCCTCGGAGTTACTTTAACTTGAAACCCAATTGCATCACTGGTAGCCTTGATGGTTTCTAATTGTTTTTCTCTTAGCTTTTCATCTTGTGATAAAATTCCATTAATCGCTCGGGCCCTAGATTCAGTAACTCCCATTTCCTTTCTAATTTGAGAAACGCGTTTTTCATTTACAAGAGCTAATTTAACCAATGCAACAAATGCGGCTACTAAGGCTACCGCGGCTATTAATAATAATCCAATACCAGTAGATGCAACAGCGGCGGCAATTGACCTGAATGCTGTAACGCCTGCTCGACCCAATGCCTTGAATACACTAACTCCTTCTTTAGCAGACATTTGTAATGACTTACGAACTACTGCTTGTGAGGCTTCTAACTTTTTATCAAGTCCCAAGAATTTACTAATCATTTTGCCGGCTGGTAATTTCTCTACAGCACTATTTAGTTTACTTTGAGCACTAGTTAGTTTCTCAACCAAATCGTCTTCGAGTTCAAGTAACTTGTTGAGTTTTTCGTGTTGACTTAGAATTTCTTCTAAATCTCGTTTTTCTTTTTCTCTATCGCGCATTATTTATCTTTAAATGGAGATTTTCCGTATTTTCTTTCGTAATCATCAATCATTTTTTGAAGTTTATCAGCCTCAGCTTTAACGTTAAACATTTGATCTGTAAGTTTTGTATCATATTTATCCAGCGTTTTTTTCAACTGTTTTTCACTAGTCCCTACTAATGCAAATATGATTCTATTGAATAATCCCATAATAATAGTTTCGTTTTGATATAAATATCAATAGGTTCAATTTTACTTGAACCTATTAAACTTTGGTTGAGTAGCACCACGTTTAGCTTCTTCCATTTGCTTATTTTGTGCCTCGTAATACTCTTTGACTTGGTTTATGTAGAATCTACGTAACCATATAGGCATATTATACACTTCACTCCATGAAAATCCCTTTCCATGGAATGTTAATCCAAAGATTTCTTGGTGCAGAATGGGTCTGTAATCAGACCCCGGGCCAAAAAAAGTCTAAACCGATTGGTAAATCAACCCACCTGGAAATTTCTTGTTCTGGAATTTCCAACAAAAATCTCATATCAACACCGGGTTGAATTTTTTTGATGTATTCTTTTAGTGCAAAAGAATCACGTGATAGTAAGTAATTATCTACAAACTCATCAATTGTAGATTGATCTTCATCACCATCAATTGAAGTTATAATGTGTTTTAACCGAGTTGAATTATCCCGTTTAATACCACTTGTATCTTTTTTCTTGAGTTTACTTGTTATCAATTTTTCATCATGTCCATTCAAAATTTTGAATGTTATTTGTTTTTTAGCAGCTGGAAGTGTATAAGGAATATTGTTTCCATACTTTTCAAACAAAGATTCATCAAACTGATTATCATTAAGTGTGGTTAAATCTACAGTAACTTCATGCGGTTCGTCCAATTCAGCCACATCAATTTTAATGGTATAATCTTTGCCATATCCCAATACACGAGCGGCAATCATAATTGCATCTTTATCACCTGTAATAAGGTCATCATAATTAAACGGAACCCCATCACCATTACCAATAATCAAAGACCTAAACAATTTGTCCAATACAACACCCTTTCTAATAAGAGACTCGGAACTAAGAATATCCTCTTCTTTAGCAGTCATGTATTTCATTTCTACACGACCATCTCGAAGTGGGTGTCCTTCTGGATATACCAACCCCTTAGAAGGTAAATCAATTATTTCAGTTGGAAATTGTAATTCTTGTTTTTGATATTGTTTTGCAACTTGTGCTTTTAATTGCTCGTTATCGAGCTTAAAACTATTTTCCATAACTTGTGTTTAGTTAAATTTAAATTATAATATTAGAACTGTAGTATGGCATAGTCATAAGCCAAAGTAAGTTCAACTGTTGAAAATCCATCTTCTGCCCAATCCAATGCCGATGGAGTCATACCTACAATGAATGCACCCTTTAAAGTCCATTCTTCTACTTTATCACCAACCGGACCCAATACGTTGATAGTAACATCTTTTTTGTAAAAGTCAGCATATCCAGCACGACCTGTTACTGATTCATAATGTAATCTGAACCATTCGATAGCGGCTTGAGTACCTGATGGTACAATTGGGTCATATAGAGTTAAAGTGATATCCTGCCATTCTGATTTACCAGTAATATGACGTTTGGTATTGATGTGGTCTAATGTAACTTTATTGGTAGTTACATTTGGACGAGCAACAGCTTTGACCATGAAGGATGGGATACCATCAATATACATGATAAATCTGTGGTTTTGTTTTGGTTGAAATGTTTTAAACATCAACTCATTTGGATCGATTAGTTCTGCCATTTATTTATTTCCTCGTTTATATATAAATATCAAGTTTTTAAGTTTAATTGAAATTTTAAGCTACCACAATCCCATATTCTATTATATCCGTTTCGTTGCATGTTTTGCCATTCCGTTAACTGAGGATTGAAATCGGCCAATTTATTTGATAATATTCCCTTACGGAATGTATATCTATGAATTCTATTCATATTTCCATCAAGATACCAATAATTAGGAGTTCCATTTGATACCTTAGTAAATCCAATAGCTTCATATAATTTACCATTTGACCATCTTCTATCAGCATAAGTTATTATTTTTTCTGGACTGTAATTTCGAATAAAGTACGTTAATAATTTACTTGCTATTCCAATAATTCTAATCTTAGAACAAAACCTATATAATTCATAATGATTATTTACTTGTATAGACCCAAGGGCTCTTCTCAGACCACCAAAGGTCATAACAGATACCAGTTCATTATCATAAAACGCTCCAAGTTTTATTTTTGATTTATCTGGACCTTGTAAATGATTATCAAGGAGAAATTTATTTTTATCAGAAGCCGATATTTCCTTTATAGTGCAATTTCTTGCATACAATTTACCCGATTCAACATTTAGAATATATTTAATTCTATTTTTTACTATATATTCCTTATTAAGCCACTCATCTTCAAATATATGAATTAATTGAATTCCGAGTTTTTCACATTCTTCGGTTTTCGCTATATGATATTTTTTATCTTTTCCCAATAATTCAGAATGCCAATAATTCCCATTATATTCAATTGCAATATTTTTTTCTGGAATGTATATATCTAATTCATTATTGTTTGATAATACCGATCTACAATTATATAAAATTTCACCATTATATATTGTATTAATATAATCGTATACTTCTCGTTGTTTCAATGATTTTACTGAATATAGTGGATTACAGCTAAGGCATCTTGGTATTTTTCCATTTAATACTTTATCCGCAAATTTATTGCCGCACTCACTACATTCAAACGGGTACATGGTATGTTGCCCCACATAATCATCAATAGTAAATAATGGTATTACTTTTTGTTGAAGTCTATTACCATTGACCATACTAACCATCATGCGTTTAAAATTACTTTTAGCCTTTTTATCACGGACAGATTGAATCTGACTTGCATTTTCCACTCCATTATCTTTCAAATATTGTTTATATTTTTCTGATTTAAATCCTATCTGATTAGAGTTAATTCGGCTAATAGTAGATTTATTTACGTTTGGATGGACTTTAGTTCCGTATCTTTTAATATTTGTAGCAATACATTTATCGCGATTATTATAATTTTCATCGCCATATTTTTCTTTTTTGGTAATTCTACCCCTAGCTACAGTATCATTATAATTCCCACCGTTTTTCAAAAATGTAGATTTAGCCTTTTTCCCGACATTTTTATATACTCCCGTATTAGCGATTTCCTTAATACGAGCACCATGTACCATTTCATAACACTTCTTATTACAAAAATCAGTATAGCCATTTTTAATAGATATAAATCTAGCTGGCGCAGTTTTACATACAGTACACATTGGCTGATTACATTCATTCATAAGTAAATACAATGATTCAGGTATAGTTCTTCCCTTTCCGTTTTTGAGTTTAATATATAGCTTTGGGTGCTTAAATTTCACTATATTATAAAATCCCCGGCCGGAATTATTATATAATTTTTTAATATCGGATATGTTCACAACAACACTTTATATCTAATTGTTCATTAATAAATATCAACAATAATTTGAAAAAGGAGATAATTAATTATCTCCTTTTTTCAACCCGTTAAATATAATTTCTTATTTTATTCTCCAAATTGCGCACCAGTTGGAAGAATATTAAAATCAATCACAATGAATTCAGCTGCCCTAGCTGGTTGAATGTAAATATCACCTTTAAGAATATTTCTATCTATAATATCAGGTGTATTGTTAGTTTCATCCATGATAACACGGAATGCGTAAAGACCTTGATTTTGTTGTACTGATTCCATATAAGGAACTACTGTATTCAAGAATCTATTTCTTGTTGCAGATGTGTTATTTTCGAAAATCAAGAATCTTGAAGTAGATGCGATAAACTTTTTCAAGTTAATCAACAATCTTCGAACATTAACACGGTCCAATGAAGTTGCCTTTTTCTGAAGAGTTTTCTGACCGAATACAGTCACGCCCTGTCCTGGGAAAGTAGCGATTGGGTTAACACGGCCATCATAAAGAGTGTCACGGTTAGCCTTAGTCAATTTACGTTCTGCTTGAACTGCTATATCAATACCACCACGAGTAAGACCGGCTGGTGCGAACCATTCTGCACTAACACTATCATTGTAACTCAATACACCAGGCATCACCACACTTGGTGGAACCCAAACATCTCTATTCAATCTAGTTGCTCTGATTTTAACCCATGGCCAGTAAGTAGCGGCGTAAGAACTTATTAATGAATTAGCAGCCGATGTTACAGTAGCTAATGTAGTAGTTCCATGTAATACGGGGTCAACCACTAAGAATACATCACCACGATCTTCAACAACTGTTTTTGCTTCAGCAACTGCCGTTCCGTGGTTGGTTAATGTCATACCAGGTGCGATAAGTAAATTAATATCATACTCATCTTGGTTTTTTAGCAATCTAAATGCAGTAGTGTAATCTGTATCTGGGTCAAGACCCTGTACATTTGTTTCAGTAATGTTATCAAACATTTTGAATTCAACTGCACTAACATCACCACCAAGTCCACCCCCAAACGCACCACCTTCAGAACCAGACCCCGCACTTGGGAGTGATGCAGATGCGGCTGCAACTCTAACATCACCATTGGTATCTAAATAATCAACGGTATCTACTATATTAGCCACTCTTATATACTTGGAAATGTTTGGATAGTCACCAGTTAATTGTAAGAATGGGTCTGCGGTAGCCGCATCTTGAATTGTCAAGTATTGTGTACCAACTGCTCTACCAATATAGTTAGTTGTATTTGGGTCAAGATTTACATTGTTATACTGCTCAAGATAAATCTTACGATTTTGAGTATCATCACCTCTACGGATTGAGAATGTGAATGTACCAGTTTCGTTATTTACATTAGAGATTTCCCAACGTACATTATCTGCAGTTCCCAATGCAAGTGCATCATTTGTTCCCAACGCACCACTATTATTCATAATTACACCATCAGCGAGTGTATATACATCAAACACTTTGGTTTGTGTAGTACTATCAGTACCACCCTCTAATGTAGATTGAGTAAAATAAGGCCCGGCACCATTTAGTGAGGATGTAGCGAAAAATATACCATTATACCTTGTACCGGCGGCTGAACCGGATAATATCAAGGCGGGGCCGGCGATCGAGGCCGAAACAACGTTTGGTATTGCGTTATTGATTTCATTTTTTAAATTTTGGGCACTTTGTCCCAGTGACTGGCTTTGGAAAAACCACAAATTACCACTAGGCGCATCGGGCGGGAGGACGGCTCTTGCTATAAATCTATATGTTGTAGTTCCATCTACAATATGAAATTCTTGATTGTCCCCAAATGCATCTATAGTAACAGATGCAGATGCAAAAGTAAGACCAACAGTAGTATTAGAGTAAACACTAGCACTGGCTGGTGCTGCCGACCCCGATGCAACCCTTACAACAGTAAGTGCGCCTGAATTTCTCAAGTAGTATTCAGCCGCAATGCTTGTGAAAAACTCATAGTACTGACTACCACTTTTAAATGTAGTACCAAAGGTAGCCGCATAATCACTAAAAGAATTTACTTTAATAGGGACGTTTACCGGCCCCTTGACAGTAGGGCCTACAATAGCCGCACCGATTTCTGCAACACCTTGTGGTATAAATGAAAGGTCATTTTCTCTAGTAAATACACCAGGACTAACTATATTTTCTGCCATATATTATTCTCTAATTTTATAGATAACTTCTACTATATAAATATATGGAATTGTATCAAAATCCTTACTGAGGAACAAATTCACCGGTGTTTATATCAATGGTACCTTTTCCGTATTTTTTGGTAAGTTCGGTTGCTAAATTGATTTCTTCAGTTCTAAGTTTCAATACCAATTCTTCAATTTGTTGTTTACGTTGTTTTAATTCAATTAATTCTAATTCTAATTGACCTAATTGTAAAGTATAATCATTATATTTGGATTGTATACTTTTTAGTTGTTTTAGTTCTTGTTCTGTAAATTTCATAACTATTTGTTTTTATGTAAAGATTTATTATGTAAATGGGTCCTCGTTTTGGGAGGTCACATAATTGGCAATAGAAGTTGATATCTCTGCTAAAGTGCGCAGGGCCGGGCCGGCGGTACTTTGTGCATTTCCCCAATGTAAAATTGATACGTTGCCATAATTACTTATATAGTTTTCTGTGTTTGTTCTAATTAAATTAGTTCCTACTGATGCGTCAGTAATCGCATGTTGTCTAGCAGATTCTGAAACCAAATATTCCAAAGATTCACTAGTTGATGCACTTATCAAAAGATGAACGGATTGATTTGTATAATTGCCTTCAACAAACGAACTAGTATAAAACCACTCTGACTGAATATCTGTGTTGAATGGGATATCAAACCACATTGAATTTGTTGTGTACAATGTAGATGCAGACTCCGCCGATAGGTTGGTGTAATACCCAACAGTTGGGTATCCCATATCTTCTAAAGGATCTAAAATCGTACCAACTCTAGTTAACCAATGTGGCGGTGGTAATGTTTCGTTTCCAATTTTTTTGTTTATAAGTTTGATTGCCCAATTAATGTATTCAGTTTCACGAAGATCATCAGTTCCCAATAAATTAAATGTTTTATCCCAAGCATCATATCCATGCCCACCCGTGGGGGTATTGTACCAATAAACATATTTTCCACTTTCACTTAACGTAATGTATTGGTCATACGTTCCCTTTGAATAAGGTAAGTTTGTTTGATAAAATAAATGATTATCTCTGTATGGTACTAACTTATCAAAACCAGCCGATTGTATTATAATTGGATATGGTATTTCTCGATTACGTATTGTATTATCGATGGATACAGACGCTGTATACGATCCAAACGATTCAATAGAACCTATTAATTTTTTTTCTAATCTATTCAGTTTAGCACTGCCTAAATCGTTTGCAAATGACAATTGTGCGGTTAATGAACCGCCTGCTGAATTACCTTGTAAAACGTATTTTTTAATTGCATTAGGTAAAAGTGTTTGTATGTTTCTGTCAACCCAATCCCATGCATCTATACAATCAATAATGGCAATTCCACTTGTACCCAAGGCCGTTTGAAGAAATCTGCCGGAGGCCTCTTCACTTATAGTAGGCGGTATTTGACCTTGGTCAGTAAGATAATAACCCTTCAAATCACTAGTAATACTAATAGCACCTAATAATCTCTCAGGCGATTTTTCTTCTGAAAGTCCAAACAAAGACCCAGTAACAACACCCCAACCACGTCTATATTCAACGGATATACAATGAAATCCAGCACGTCTAAATTGATTAATACTTTCATCGGGGGTTAAATCAAAATTTGCAGCACCACTATTAAAACCACCTCCATGAAAATATAAAACTATTGGACCAGCATAATTTGGATTTCCAATAAATCCATTTCCATTTGTTGGGGAAAATCCAAAAGCGGGATATACATCTAAAAAAAGTAGTTGAGCGTATCCATTTGCATTTATTCTAGTAATCCCCCCATATCCACGACTACCTGTGATAGGGTTTATAAAACTAAGTAATAATTCTTGCTTTGTATTGTCGTCCTCGGCCTCAAATTGAGTATTAATATTGTTGTAATTAGATGCACTCCACTCAACTGGTATGGCATTTTCATCGCTTGCAGTTGCTGTATAAAATACACGTTGCAAAGAACCACTTATTACAACATTATTTGTAGACGATATTTGACCACTACTTTTCCCAATACCTACTCCATATGGTTCAAAAATACCACTTGCGAGAGTCAAAGAATTGTCAGTTAAACTTGCCATTTATTGATTGTTAAAATACACTTAAACTTTCACTCGTGATTAGGTAATGAGATGGGGTGGTATTACAAATAAAAACATCTATTTTATATTTTCCAACTGTTTCAATTAAACCTATATTATCTGATTGGCTAATTTGAATTGATTCTCCATCCATTAGTTGATAAAACGTAAAACGTTTTCCGTTAGAATTTGTACTTATAATTGGTAACTGATACCTAACACTGGCACTAGCAATTTGATATTCTTCAGAAGTTACAGTCAAAATTACTTGACCTGTCGAGTCTTTTATATTAGGCGGATTCAATGACCCACTCATATATCTTATAACTCTATTTGCTTGAACCCGTTGTCCGTCTATTCTATCAAATCCAGTATCAAATTTTATATCTAAAACACTTCCATTTTTACTACCACTGGCACCGATAAAGTTTATAGTATCATCATTTGTCAATGTCAATGATTCAAATCCAACTACACCAACCGGGTCTGATGATGAAACGTTAAATCCACTAAATAATACCAAAGGTCCATTTGTGTATTTTTGTAAACTAGGATCCCATTTAATAACATCACCACCTTGTTCGGTCAAAGAACGTGTTACTCCAAATAAGTCATATATTGCAGATATACTATTTGAACCAGTAATACCACCAGTTACAACAAAAGAACCTGTAATACCAACATTATTAGTAGTGTTATAAAAACTTCCAGTTTGATTGAAAATTCCAGTTCCGCCGGAAGCCCCATTCACATTTATCAATTTACTTCCATCACCAACAAAATAAGATGCACTAATAAATCCACTAGCACTGATATTACTAGCAGTTACATTAGAAGCGAAGTTTACATTTTGATTAAAATCAACCACACTTCCAGTTTGTGGTAATATACTATTTACATATAATCTGGACATTTATAAATTCTTTTAAATTTTTAGAGTAACTTTATATAAATATCAACTATATTTTCAATTAAGGTATCTCAATCCACCATCTCGAAACCATCTGCCCATCTAAACTCATATCAGCCCTAACAGAAAGTGTATCACCAACAGAATAAATACCTATTCTAGTATCATTAACA